TCTTCCATGTTCTGTAGGTCAACTTGGGTAGCAAACCAGTTCATTTTTGCTGTTTCAAGCGTGCCTATGATGATATCGTTTCTATCCAGAGTGGTGAGTACTGTCTGATCGTCATCTACCATGTTCACTATCACCAGGATGTCTACCACGTCCTTGTTCGCTACCATATCCAGCACGCAGCTTAGGATGTCGTTCATCTCTTCTCCTGAGTCAAGTCCCGAGCCCTCGTCTGGTCTGGGCAGAATTGCCACGCTAGAGTCTTCTCCTTCTGGGTCGTTGACAGCAAGCACGTCCCCAGACAACTCCCAGTCTGTACTCTCTTCCAGCTCGCGCAGCTGACGCAGCGTGTCGTCACCGTCATTCATATCCTCTCCCTGTTGACCTGTTCTTATTCTATCACTAATTGCGGACCTGGCAACCCTCAGCGGGCGAGCAGAATGATGGTCGGGACGGCAGCGAAGATGGCCATAAGAATCGCAAGACCCCACGCAGAGGTTGAGCTGGCGCCCTTTTTCTCACCGCCGTGTGTGTCAAGGCGCGAAGCGAGAAGGCCGATCTTCTCGACCATCACCTGATGAGCGATGTCGTACTCCCCACGGGAAATCTTTGTGGCGCTCAAATCACTCAGCGCAGACCGCCACTCGTTCTGCTGGTGAGAACGTTCGGAGGCGAGCTTGTCCTGGTTCTCTGAGCGCTCGGCCGCAAGGCGTTCTGCCTTGTCAACCGCTTTCGTCGCTGCCGACATGGCGATCCCCGTAGCTTCACCTTCTGCTGCGAAGAGGGTCTCAATATGCTCCTTCAGTGTGTCAACGGTCCACTCGCTCATCGTTTCCCTTCATTCTACTTCACGAACTGTTATCTTGACTAGGCCCGAGGGGCCTTCCTTCAGTGATCTAGCAGCTTGCTTGAACTCTATCCCATCCATGATGCCAGTATACACCCCGTTGTATCTATCCTCAAAGGTGGACCGGGTGTCAGCGGCTTGGAACAGAGCGGCAATAGCCTCCTCTGGATTTTCACGCCAGCTTCCATTACCCGCTCCCGTCCGACAGTCGAGGTTGTATGTGTGCTTGGGGGTCTTTACGAAGTCCCAGATGACGACAGTACCCCTCGTCACGGGGGAGACGGAGTGAGTGTAGTCGGGGGTCATTCCCATAGTCGTCTGGATGGAGTAGCCCTGCTGGTTTATGGGGAAGCGTGTTTCATGCGGACTGAAGGCAACCCCATCCGCCGTGCCGTACTCGCCATCTATCAGCCAGCTCAGTGGCCTGATGGTGGCACCGTCAGGCAATAGGTCATGCGACACCGAGGCATACCTGTAGTCCTTCTTCATCGTGCCGGTGTGGAATGTGGTGGGTGACTGCGTAAGCCAACCGACGTTGTTGCAACCGCCGGCGGTGAGTGCCCATCCGACGCTGTGGTTGTAGAGAAGTAAACCCGCCGTTCCGGCAGTAGTCACGTTGACGGGGATAGAGAAGTGAGTATCATCTATTCTCGTTGCTACATAGGAGCCGTTGATGGTCGGGTTGGAGTTGCTCCCCGTGATGACCACGACCTGAGCTGTAGCCGCCAGTATGCCGTGAGCTGCTGATGTGGTGACAATGGTGGGGTTGGCCAGAGTGTTCCCCGTAATGGTGAGAATCTTAGCGTCCTCACCCCTGGAGTAGGGGGCAAACAATTTGCCTCCGCGATAAGCGATAGACGGACGGAAGATGGACGTAGATAGTGACGGGGAAGTCGAAACAGCATTGGCGGTCTTATAGCGTATGACAACAACGCCCCTGCCGCCTGCGCCGCCCCAGCCGCCTTCACCTGCACCACCACCACCACCACCAGTGTTGATGATGCCAAAACCGCCCCAACCTCCACCCGATATCCCCCCGCCTCCACCGTATCCTGCCCCACCGGGGGTACCCGTGGAATACATGCCGCCACCGCCACCACCCGCGTAACCCGTCGACTGACCCGAGATACTGCTAACCAGTCCCGTCCCGCCATTACCGGCTTTCTGTGCCTCCGTGCTGGCGACGGCCTCCCAGGGTGAAAATCCATATCCGTTTACGTTGCCAGCGTAGGCCCTGATATAGTAGCTGGTGCTCGGGAACAGTCTCTCCATGATGAGGCTGAACGCTCCCACCGCGCCGCCAGCCACCCCGACAGTTCCCTGCTGGGATGCCGGCCATTGGTGTACACAAAAGCCGTGGTCCTGGATAGCCCTGCCGCCGTCAGAGACTATGGTGCCATTGCACCTCAGGCGGGTGGACCAAGCGTAGTCGCAGGCTTGGGTGGATAGTATGGGAACCGTTGTCTGATCCGGAGCCTCCGGGGGGGGCGGCGGGGCAGGTGGGGCGACGTATGCGGGCTCATACGTTATGCTGCACGTTATCTGGTCGATATTGACGTTGACCGCCGCTCCGGTAGTTCTGCCGATGTACACCATCGAGGACCACGCCGGCTGGTTGACCATTGCGGGGGTGACGCCCGCCAGGGGCATGCCGCCAGTCATCCAGCGCCCAGACACGGCCCCCGTATCGTAGGCCACCCTGACGCCATTTTGTTCGAGCCATACATAGCTACCGGCGTGACTTCCCCACCAAAAAGCAGCTGTACTAATATTTGTAATGGTGGCATCGGCCGGTATGGAGAAGCCGTAGCCTGAAGCATACCCCCACTTCTCTGAATCGTTTGCCTGAAGCCTCAATATGGCAAGATAAGAGTCCCAATACTGAAGGAAGCTGGCATTGAAGTTGGTCCACCTCTCCGAGCATGTAGTCGCGGTGGCTGTTCTGGTTACCGTTACTGACATTAGGTTGACCACCCTCTTTCTCCGGGTGCACCCTTGCCGCCGCCGCCGCCCGCAGGATACGGGGCGATTGTGCTGCCCGAACTACCTCCGCCGAAGCCATGACCATCGGTACCAGCGCCGCCAGCCGTAACACTGTTGCCATTTACGCCACCACCACCACCGGAACCACCGGCCTGACCAGCTGTTTCGAACTTACCCCCGCCACCGCCGCCCTTGGCGGTCTTTGAACCGAAGATGGAGTCTCCTCCGAGCCCACCATTTGTTGCGCCCGCTCCGCCCACAATTCCCTGCCCGCCGCCCGCGCCAACAGTTACGGCCATACTTCCACTAAGTGTCTCTAGTCCCGCCAGGACACCGCCGCCGCCGCCGCCGCCCGAGGAGCCGCCACCGCCGCCCGCAACCACAAGAACCTCTGCGGCTATGGGAGAGAGCAGGTTGCCGTACTTATCGACACGCGGAGGACACACCAGTACTCCCGTGTCTATAAAGGTGTGGATCGTGTACTCTCCAACGTGTGTGATGATGCCCCCGGTGGGGAGTACGTCGTGAGATGTTTCGGTAAGAATGCGCGTATCAGACCCCGCGCCGGGGAAGTCCAGGAGCCCTGAGTCCCCGCGTCCGCCGAAGACGAAGGAATGTCCGCCATCATCCATGTCCCAGCGCCAGCAAGCTCTCTCGGTAAGGAAATACTCATCCTTGACGCCGATGCACGCCGCCCTGATTCTGTTGTCATTGTCAATAGATGCGGGAACTTCTGTCTTCTCTGGCTCGTCCCCTATCTCGAAGAGGAGGGCCGACACTCCACCCGCAAGCCGATAGACGGCACCCTTGCCCACACCGGGGACATGACTTTCAAAGTATCCGCCAACGTCAACGTTTCCGAGGTAGCCCACGGCACAGGTTGCTATGTAGCCAGCCGGGAACTCGGCGGCCTGTTCCGTAACCATGGCCGAAGTTGCTGGTTCATAGGTCAGTTTGTAGACATATGATCTACCATTTTGCGCCACCACCCAATACACTGCATTGCCCGCCGACACCAGGGCCTTGGACTCGTTTGTACCATTGAGGAACGCGGGAACCTTCTGCGTGTATACTCCGGTAGTAGAGTCAACAAGCCCTGCCCCGAGGGCTGTCGCCGCGAAGAGGAAGCCCCCGTTGTAGGCCATGTGCTCGATGGGGGAGATGGTGCGAAGGTCCGTGGGGGTGGTCGCCCCGAACTTCTCAAAGGTTCCGACAGCCGCGCCCTTGTTGGACCAGATGCCCGTTGAGTCACCTCCGGAAACACAGAAGTAGAGGCTTGTACCGTCAGTAGTGAATCCACCTATCGTGTTATTTATCGCGGTGCCGCCAATGGTCGCGTCATTCCACGTTACGCCATCGTCGTTTGTATACTTCAGCGTGCCGAGCGAACCCCCCATCCAGATGTAACCACAGGCCGAGAAGACGGGACCAGCGGTGTTCGGCGCTTCGGTGCTGACTATGGGGGGGAGCAACCTAAGACGACCACTCACGGAGACATCCATGTATGAACTTTCGAGATATCGCGAGTCCACGGAGGACTGTGCGTCAAGAGTCTTCTGGCCCTCACCCTGCACCCAGTCCAGGTGAGCGATGGCCTTATCACCCTCCGTATCTCTTACATCGAACACGCCCCCGGACTGAGTGGGGGTGCCGCCGCTGGCGTTCATGGGGACGTTGGGCTTGTCTTTGCCGTGGATGAGGTTGCCGAGGTTGTCGGTTGTCGTACTATCTGGGTATAGATAGTACTCCTTGGCGTCCGCACCGGTCCCCAGTCTGAGATCAGCGTCCCCCTTCATCAGCTCATGCTCCAAGGAAGTTGCTTGCCCTGTTGGCACTGTGCCTGATACTGGAGGAAGAAGCTATTGGATGCGTCATTCATCTGTCGCGGAGAGAGGTTTCCCTGACCAACGGTGGCTAGGGCGGTGTCTGCGCGCATGCGCGCGGCCTGCTTCTGATTCAGAAGGGAATAGGTAGCGTAACTGATGATGGGTGCATTGGCCCTGTCTGTCACATTCAGAGTACCACCCACCAGCGCGGGTCGACATACAATGTTGGCCCTGAGGGTTCCGCTGGGAGCGCCACCATACCACCGCAACACCAAGTCATCCCCACTTCTGTATGTAGTGTACTTACTTCTCTTTATCTTGGCGACCGTGGTCCCCGTGGTTGCAACCATCGTAACCACTTCCGCCCCGACCGTAGTAAAGGTATACTCCGGGGCATTACTCATCACCTCGGTGGTGGGGTTGTAGAAATAGGGGAAGACGCTGTTGATACCGGCGTTGATAGCCTGCGTTACCAGGGTCTCGCTCCAGTAGACGTGATCGAAGTCAAACGTCACGGCAGCTTCCGGGGAGGGCGGGTCTTCAAAGTCGAACACTCCCGAGGAGAAGTCCATAACGCCCGTGAAGTCTCGTACCTCATCGACATAGCAGGCGAAGTTATCGTTGTCAAGAACGGTGCGGGCCTGAGGTGCAACAAGGAACACGGTAGATATGCCGTCGCCAACGGCACCGGACGACCCCCGCTCGATGGTGTTCTCAAGTTCATCATTTACCAGCATAAGTAGGTCTGTCAATGTCACCAACATGCGATAGCACCTCCTCGTCCCATCTTTATAATGTTACACCAGTAGGTATAGGTTCTTTTCCGTAAGTAAGTCTAAAGCCTCGCCCTCGCCGGGTGTAGAAGTCGACCACTTCCCCGTAGCTGATCCCGTCCGCATTCACGGCATAGGCGCGTACATGATAGACCTGACCCTGGATGAGGCCCTCTATCTGGTCTACGAATGGTACCAGGGAGCCAAAGGCAACGACGAGGAACCCTCCCGAGGCCGTCTGCGCATTGGTGGTCGTGGCGGGGCGACCCATGATACGATATCCATTGGTGACAGAACTCAGCTTCCCGCTGCGGTAGTGAGCCTTGCTCCCCGAATTCCAGATGTGCGTGTCAAGGTCAACAGCCCCGATTGTTCCGCTGTCATTAGTCGAGAACGTAGAGATGCGGGCCGCTGCCGTAGTAGCATCGAGACAGAGTCCCGAGATGTCAAAGTAGAAGGCCGGGGTCGAATAGGAACTGGTCTCGCACTTGGCTCGCGACCATTGAGCGACTGTCTGCCCCGTGGTGTTGTCCTGAAGCACACCGCAGCGCAGCCACGCCTCGCCCTGAGACAGCGGATTGAGCGTCACGTATAGAGCCGCGCGATAGCACATTCCGTAGTAGGAGCCCTGAGAGGAACGAACGCGCAGGGCCATGACATCGCCATCCGACCAGTTGGTGGCGTTGTTCGCGAAAGATTTCTCAGCGATCTGGACAGTCAGCCCGGGACTGGCCTGCACCACCTCGCTCGCCGCCACCTCAGTACCATCGGTCTCATTGTAGAGCTGCACCTTGCCGTAGCGGGTGGCGTTGTCGGAGCTAAGAACCGCCTCAAGTGTCCAAGGAGTATCACCAAAGAGAGCGGCGAAGTCGCTTGACTGCTTTGTGAACCAGGAGCAACGCTTGTCCTCGGCGGTGTAGTCGCCGCTGTTGTGGCGAATGGCGAAGGTATTGGTGATTGCAGTGGCGGAGAAGTTGTCCGTAAGCAAAGGAATCTGCAAGCGCGTTTTGGTGGCGACCTTCTGCACGATGACGATGCGGCAGGTGGCGACAGTGACTTCTGAGTTGACGCTTGTCTGTGGCAGAGACAAGGCATAGACGTGCTTTCCCCAAGTGGGAATGAATGGGGCAGAGCGCAGGCGGGTTGAAACGGTCGTGCTTGCGACGGGCGTCAGCGTTGCCAGGACCGCATCGCCGTCGCTGTGGTCAACGAGAGCGATGCCATCGGCATAATTGGACGTAAGGGTGTTCTTGTATACTACCTCAAGATAGTAGGATGCGCCATCGAACCACGAGGGATCAAGGTAGATGTAGCTGCTGGCAATAGCCGTGCGTGGTGCAGCCGCAAGACTGCCTTGTGCCTTGTCGAGCATCTCGTAGTTGTGAACAAGATTTGCGGACATGCGATCTTCCTAGACTAGTGTTGGTAGAGTAAAGCCACTGTAGCCGCCCTCAATGGAGGGGTTTTGGGAGGCGAAGCCGTGTAGCGTTGACCCGCCGAAGTGAAGGTTGGCGCAGTCAATGAAGTAGCCCCACCCATAGTTTTGGTTCTGCCATGGGACTGGACCAATCAGCGTGTCGGAGACGGTGACGCCACCCGTAACGTTGCCGCACATCCAGAGCTTGCCACCGCCGCTAAGGTTCGGGTAACTGAGCCCGGCGATAACCCGCGTCATGTCAATCGTGTTGCCAGAGAAGACCCAATCCATGTTGGGCGCATGAGCGTCGCCCGTGGTGGCGCGTGTGTTCAGGGTGGCGGAGGGAGCCGGTCCGAGGAAGTTTCCCGTGCAGAGGACGTGGGCCACACGGTTGAACTCCAGGGTATATGACCAAGCCCACACGGGATCGTGGCTGCGCCCCGACCCGTCACTACCCTCAACATAGTTGCCGATTACGTTGATCTTCCCGTTGCCGTAGTCCTGCGCGTTGTAAACGTGGTTGGGGTTGTCGTCATCAATGGAGATGGACTCGGCACCGCTAACCTCGAAGTAGTTGTTCGTGAGATTGAGGTTGTAGTAGCCAGGATAGTCTCCGGTCCCGTGACCGGCGGCATAGCGCCTACCGTTGCACTCGAATATCATGCGTTCCTGATACTCGAAGTAACAGTGATCGAAGGTGATGTCGTGCATCGCCTCGCCTAGCACTCCGCTGTCACCGATGTGGACGCCGTTGCCTCCGGTGGGGAGTGTCGAGGTGCAGAAGTAACAGTTGCGGAAAATGATGTCATGACACCCCCCAGCGTAGGCGGTTTGATGGCTGATTTCAACGACGCCGCGTTCGGCGCTGTCTACATAGTTGTTGCCGGTGAAGCGATAGCCGTCATAGACTAGGGGGTTCTCGGTGGTGCCGTGTTGGGTGGTGATGTGAAGGGTACCAACATCGGTGTATTCAGTGTTGGGGTCAGGACCTACGTTGTTCCACGGTGTGTAGATGTCCCTATTATCGGTGTGTGGGTCTGCCGTAGTCGGGTCGTGCGACTTGCTCCAACAGGTACCATAGCGCGTCAGGATACCGCCGCCCAGGTCGGTGATTGTTCCGCCACCAATAGCGTGATCGCGCGATATGCCGGTAACTTCCGTCGTGATGACGGTCGGAGCTGTCATCGCATCATCACCTGAACCTATAGCAGACGGAGTGCCCATTCCACATGCGTCGATAGAACCGGACCTTCTCCATCATCTCCAGCTCGCCGACGCCCACGGTGGTGCCGTTGCTGGCCGTGACGTCGATGCGGTAGTAGGCATACGCCGTCGTATTCGCGATGTCGAAGACCTTGCGCACGTTTGGCGAAGTGGCCCAGTCGGTGATGTTCGTCTGAGTGTCTAGCGTGTCCCACGTCAAGCCGTCGTTACTGCCCTGGAACGTCCATGTTTTCGGAGGGAGGACGTAGGTGGTGGAGTTGCGCGACGTGACCGCATACCGCCTGATGAGGTGCGCTATCGGGAACTGGTACTGGAGCCAGCCGGTCGCACTGGGGGCGACCCACGCCGCGCCCCCGCCGACAGAGTTGGTGTGGTCGAACGCCCTCCATTCGACGTATGAGCTGGAGTTTCCGCTTGACGACGCCACGCCGCTAGGGGCCGTGGCGGAGGTCATCGCGGGGATGATGTTGGCGGTGTAGGTCAAGACTTCGGCGGGATGATGCGCCCGGCACTGGTCGCTTCGTAGCCGATAGTGCGGCTCTTGATGCACACCTCGCCGCCGTTGGCCTGGCTACCAGAAGTACTGGTATTGCCACCAATGGTCGGTACCCGGCTGTTTCTCACGGGTCCGGTGGAGACTTCTACGTGGCCGCCGTGGTAGCAGATGATTATGTCTCCAGCCTGCACGTCAGACCAATCAACCTTCTTCGCCTGCCAACCATGAGCCTTACGCCCCTCGCGGAATGCCCGCGCTAGGTTCGGCACGTAAGCGGCGTTGCCGTAGAAGAGGTCGTGCATGATGTTGCGCAATTTGTTGTAGTCATCCTTTGTGTCGTCAAGAATGTCGTTGATGATGGCTGCGCGGATTTGGTCCCAAATGGCGAAGGCTGCGCACCATGCGTAGCCGCCCGGAAGGTATACGGCATGGAGAAAGATGTCGACCCACTTGCCAGTGTTGCTGTCGCCTATCTCGTGAACGCCGACCTTAGCCCTGGCGACACGGACGGCGATCTGGCCGAAGGTGAGGGGGTGGAAGTGCCTCCATAGTGCGTTCTTGTTCGTAGTTGCCTTGCCGTAGTGGCCAGAGACACGCCAAGCCAGCCGGCGGGCACCGAGGCCCCACACCGCAGTCCCATAGTTTATCTTGGGGACTTCAAGCTTGTTCTTCTCGGCGTCGGCACGCATATCCTTCTTCAGCTGGATAATATTCAAAGTTCATCCTCCCGGAGAGATGGGTATGGGAGGGACCTTTGACTGGTCCCTCCCAGTGAGGTTAGATTTTAGTAACCGATTGCGAACCCGGTCACAACGTAACCCGTAATAGCCACGGTATCGTCGGCAGTCATAATGCCAGTTGCGGCATAACTGTAGATTTTGCCCGTAGCTGGGGCTCCCTTAGCAGCCGGAACGTATACCGACAGAAAACCAAGGTCGGCGGACGCGCGAGCTGGGTCGTGAAGTGGGCTGACAACGGCCATGAGAACCTTGTTCGGGAACAGGGCCGACAGGTCCAATGTCAGACCGGCGATGGGAAAGTTGCCCGTACCAGCGGTGGCGGTGAATGCCTTTATGGAGGCACCGGGCTTACCGGCACCCCCACCACAAGCCGCAACCACCTTTGCGCTGATGCCAGCAACTGCCGCAGTTGTAAGCGTAGTGTTAGCCATTAGTTACTCCTCACACCCAAGTGATGTACTGGAGACTAGCGTGGCTCTTGGAGCCGTCGATGACCTTGACGCCCAGCTCACCTAGATAACGCTGCTTCCAGCAGTCGGTACCATCGGGGGTGCTGGTGTCAATGCCCCACTCCATCTTCACGAAGGGGCGGAACTCGGTCAAGAACACCTTCTTGGTGTTGATGATGAAGAGGTCCGACTTGCTACAGTTCATGCAAGGAACCAGCTCCAGGTCAACGCCGAGGTCCGTTTCAAGGGACTTCAGAGAACGACCCCACTTGGTCTCATCCTGCGTAATACGCACCTTGTCCGCGCCGAAACCGGCAATCGTACGAAGGTTGTTGGGATGAGTGACGACGATCAGTGGACTTGTCATGTCATTACCAGCACTCATCAGGTTAGCGACGAGCTGGTTGATGGCGTTTTCGGTTACAGCCTTAGAGGCATAGTCAACAAGACCAGCCGAGTATGCAGCCGCAACGTTCTGGAACTGCTGGAAGCCCTTGGTGGTGCGGGCATACGCATCGGTACCGATCCAGGCGTTAGCCTCGGTGTCGGCACCCGTAGCAGCACTACCGGGGTTGACAGCACCATACAGAAGCATGCTCTCCATCTCATTCGTAAGCTCAATGAGTCTATCGTCAAACTGACGCTGGAGAGAGTCGGCAGCAATAAGACGCTTGCTAGCCAGCTGCGAACCAGTGACGGTCAGGTAGAAGTCCAGAATCTGCGTGTAGTTAGCCGCAAGGCTAACGTCGACGTACTTGTTCTCGTCAGGAGACGAGCCTTCGTGCTTCGGAGAAGTAAGAATCTCGATCACCGAAGAGGCCGTATGGACCGCGCTGCCCACGTTGGTGGTTGAACCAACCGGCTGAGCGTAGTTACGCTTCACCGTAATGTCAGTGCCGTCGTTGGCCGTCACACGCATAACCTCGTCAGCACCATAGGTGCCAATCGGAGTCGCTAGAGAGACGTTGCGGATGAGAGAGCCAGCCTGCAACGTTTTGCCGATACCAGTACCGCAACCAATCTTCGATGCAGTAGTAGGAGCCGTCGCGTCGCCAATCCCCTGCGTAGAGGTGCTGGATGCGGCGGAGGTGAAGGTCTTGCCACGCGTGTTTGCCATCTCCCACTCGAACTTGGTACCATCGACGGGCACCTTGGGGAAACGGTCAATGAGCTGTGATTTGGCGCACAGCATCGGATAGAGAACACTATCGATGTTGCGTGAATAGGTGTTGGCAGTCTTGTCATAAGACGCTATATCAACACCCGGTGTCGGAAATGCCATGATGGCCTCCTTGGTAAGCGTTTACAATGCCCTTTCTTATATTGACGTTATGGGCTGAACGCTCGGAGGCGATTCGGCTCTGGTAACGAGGAATACATATCTGTATCGTTCGATTACCTGTCTAACATCATTATACCACACTAATCTGCGTTTTTAGACAATACCCCCGACCATCTTATCTCCATCCAGTAGCGCAGATAGAGCAGCGTGGGTGTCACCCTTGGCGATCTTACTCGCACGTTCCTTTAGGTCTGCGTCGCCCTTCGGTGCCGGGGTGCCGATGGGACCACTACCCCATGCAGCTGCGGTGGCAGCAGCGACGCTAGCTTCCATCTGCGCCTGATACTTATCTGCCTCAGCCTGCATCTTTACAGCACGATCCTTCACGAGGGCGGTAGCCCTGTCGAAGTCCTCAAGGTTCTTCACGTCGGCAGCGATGGTCTTGAAAAGGTCCAGCTCCAGCTCCGTCGCGTGCTCAGTGTAGGTCTTTGTACGTTCCCTCAGCATGGTGTGCTCGAACTTCTTGCTCATGTTGTCCATCTTGGATGCCAGCTTACGAGTCAACTTGTCGGCCTTCTCGTCCACCTCGTCCCGATGGTCTTCTTCTTCGGCATAGGGTTCGTCACCGGGATCGTCCAGCTTCAACATCTCCCAGATGGTCTGACTGCCCTCCTCGTCCTCTTCTTCCGTACCCTCAATGTCGAGTTCCTCGCTCATGATGCTCCTTTAGATTTAGATGTTTTGTGTCGAAAGTCCTGATTTCTTCTCGGTCTCCGTCGTGGCAAACTGACTTGTCGTGTATACCTTATGAGCCTCCAGTGCCTGCTTCATCCTCAGTCTGAGGTCGCCGCCCTCGGCGGCATTCCCGATACCTGCGGCAGTGGCCATATCGGCCGGCTCCCCGGTCCAGGTGTTGTAGCTATCCTTGGTGTGTATGTAGTCGGTCAGGTTGGATTCGAGGGTGCTCGGGTCCACCCCACTGGCGAACATACGTTTCTCAAACTCCGGTGGTGCCGGCAGTCCCACCGCCGCGAAGGCTTGGTTGAAGGTATCCCGATACTGCTTGTACATTGCCGGGTCCCTCAGAATCTTGGTGCTGTTTCCGGCGTAGTCCTGAGCAGACTGGAACTCGGCCCAGTTCCCGTACTGCGTCTGAAACTCTGCGGTCTGTTTGATGGCATCGAACATACTCGTCACATCGGTGCTGTTACCACGGACATATTGGTCCGATACTGCCGTTGGGGCCACTGAGTCAGAGCCGAAAATGCCCCCCCAATAGGTCTGTAGGCTCTCCTTCTTTTCCGTGTATTCAGCAGTACTCGCGTAGTTGGGGTCCTTGGCCTTGAATTCCAGCTCAAGACGCTCGGCTGACCACCGCCCCCGCATGGCCTGTCGTATTAAGGCGTCGTTGGTCATTCCCTTGCCCTCGGTGAGTACGTCGTACTTGTCCCGTAAATCCTGCCTCTCCTGGAAAAAGAGTGTCCCGTTTACGTGCATTGTGCTGGGGTCTGCAAGACCGGTGGATGCACTGGCCCATGCCTCGAACTCGGGCTCGGCCCTCTTGAACTGATCGGACACTCGAATGACGTTGTTGAAGAAGTCATTGACGTTGGAGTCGGCGGCACTGGCGATGTAGGCACGCCTCATCGCCGGATCGGGAGCAACGTCCGCTCCGTAAATGCCAGTCCAGAGGTCATCAAACTCTTCGGCCTTGCCCTGGGTCCCCTCGAAGAACTTCAGAGGGTCGAGGTGGGTCGTACTGGCGTCGGCTAGACCCGTGAAGTTGTTGGCCCACGTCTCGAAGTCCGGATTGGCTTGTTTGAACTGGTCTGATGTTCGGATGACATCGTTGAAGAAGTCGGTGATGCTGGCCTCTGCCTTGGTCCGGATAAACGCCGCCTTCATTTTCGCATCGGGAGTTGAATCCTCCCCGAATAGGCCCGTCCAGAGATCGTCAAACTCCTGAGCCTTGGTCTGTGCCTCGCTGGACCCGCCAGTACCATCTGTTGCGGCTGCACCGGCATACTCGGGCACACTGGTGCGAACAAATGTCTCAAAGACGGTCTTGTCCTGAATGTTCTGACTCATGGCCTGGTTGAACACGGCGTTGCTTATCGTTGCACTTGGATCGCCCATGATGTCCTTGTACCAGCCCGTCATGTCGCTGCGGAGCTTGGCAAAATTGGTGATGGACGTGGCGTTGTCGGTGTGCTTATTGGCCGGTAGGTTGCGCCATGCCTTATATCCGGGGTACTCCTTCACAAACGCCTTGCTGTTGACAACCTTCTTGTCAAGGAAGTCATCCCAGGTCATCGTTGCGCCCCATATGTACGTCTTGACGTATGCGGCCTTTAGCTTGTTGTTCTCTCCGAAGATGACATCAAGTTGCTGGGCCGCCTCTTTCCCGCGCACTATGGCGTCTTCGGTTTTCTCAAAGAGCTTGAACTTGCTGTCCTTCATCCAGCGGACAATGCTGGCCTTATCGTCCCAGCCCTCTTTCTGGGCCGTCCTCAGCAGTCCGTCTGGAACGGACCTGTTGCTGCCGGGTGGGAAGAGGTTGTTGTATGCCTGCTTGAGGTTGCGCGCTATGACGACCTTCTGGGCCTCGGTTATCGCGCCGGGCTTGGCGGCGGGCTTGGCGGGGGCGCTACTGCCTCCCGAGCCTCCACTACCACCAGAATAATCGCCGTCGCCTCCCGAGCCCCCACTACCGGTGGAAGGCTTTTTAGCGCCGGGCTTCTTGTCGGCGGGCTTCTTCCCGGGCTTGATCGGTTTACCGTCCGGGGTGTAATCAGGAATTGACATGTTGCCTCCCTCCGTTCATTTTAGTAGTTATACCAGTCTAGAAGTCTGCCGCCGACGTTAGAACTGCCGCCGAAGTATTCCTTTATGTCGTTTTTGAAGCGCGGGTTCACCGAGGACATTTGTTTGATAGCGGAGTTCAGATCACCGGACAACTGTCCGCCCAACTTGGTGCCTACACTGTTACCCTTTGCCTCATACCAGTCGCTGTAGCTATTCGTTAGTTGCTTTCGGTAGTCGTGAGCCGTCTCAAGGATTCGGTGCCACATCCTCACTCTACCAATCTCCAACGCTCGCTGTTCCTCGGGTTGCGCCGTCCCCTTAGCCGAGAATTTCTCCCACGCAGACTCAATAGCATCTGAGTTCGGAGACTTGCTGTTGATTTCGCGGTCTCTCACCTTCACATACCCCAACCAGGCCGTATGCGCCTCGCGTGCACGAGGTCCAGTTCCTATGGTGGTGAGGACTGGCTCCGAAAAGTGACTTATGTGCTCCAGTCTGTCATCAAGCCCCCCGATGAGGGCCTTGCCGCCCTTCAGTCCGCCGAGTAACTTCTTCTGTAGGGCGTAGTAGGCGTTGTGACCGTCCTTGTATTCCTGGGAGGGCGACTTGGCCTTGTGCCAGTTTTCGTAGGCTACCCTTAGTTGCTCCTGGGCCATATTTATCTTGGGGTCAGCCGGTTTGCCAGTGACGAGCTGCAACTGATCCGATGTTATGAAGTACCACTGGTCAGAGGCGAGGGCTATGGTTGCCTTCAAGATGCCCTGCTTCTGTTCGGCCCTCGTGGCAGCAATGTTCTGACTTTCGGGGGTCTCCGAGATAAGCCTGTTGCCAAGATTCGGGTCCGCCATCATGTTCTTCAGTTGGAAGGCGCGACTCAAATCTTCATCGGAAACGGTGAATGGCGTAAGACGTACTTCTCCCTCGGCCGTGGCGGCTTGCTGGATGAAGTTGATGTCATACTCGTTATAGTCCAGGCCCCTGGACCTTATGATGTCGTTCCATAGCCCCCACCCGAGTCGCCTGCCAGTGTCCGGGTCCACCCCTCCGGGGTGCTCGAAACGATATAGAAGCTGAGACTCGCTAAACCCCGTCTCCCTGCCCACCTGCTTGGCAATGGCCTTCGCCCAGTCCTTACGTTGTTGTATCAATTTCTCAGTACCCTTTTGAAGGGCCTCCAGCTTGATATCCCCCATGTAGTAAACGGAAGAGGTTCTATCTTTACCCGCCACGTAGTGTCCGCCGTAAATATCGGTGATTACGTTGTGGTAGGCCGCGATTCGTGCGGCATCGGTCAAACGTTCCCCACCATTGTTGAAGAATGACTCCTGCCAGTCCACGGGATTCATTTCCATGTTGGCGTTGTCGTAGTTGTATGGTGACTGCCACCACTTCAGCATGTTGAAGTTGGCTGGGTCCTTCTTCATGGCTAACTTTTCTTCGTTGCTGGCGTCGTGATAACGTAGGTCCTTGTCGAAGTTGGGATACTTCTCGCGGACAAGGTTCATCCCGGCGAAGTCTTTTGCCTTCAAGGCGGACTGGTACTCAAAGTACGCACTCTGCATTTCTCTCGGTTCCTTGGGCGAGTACATGACGCCGAAGGGAGTGGGGGAGAAGCTCTTGGTCATCTCGTTATACAGGGCCTCTGGGCGAAGATGCTTTTCTCCCCATCCACCCTTCCCACCAGTCAGCGCCCATAGAGCCTTCACTCCGAGGGGTGCATTATCAAGATTTACACCCGTAGAACCGCTCCCCTCGGGTCCGTACTTTGTCCAGGCCATGATGGCGTTAGCATGCGCGGTTTCGAGCTTGTTTACATCTCCGAAGATGGACTCCGAAATATCTCCCAGGGTGGTGTCACCGGTGAGCCCGTATGTCAACCTTGCTATTCTTTGGAATGGAGACATGGTGTTGCCCAGCCCCTTCAGGAGGGGGAAATTCGCATAGTCCTTGGGGTCCTCTCCCAGGGCGCTTATGCCCGCCCGAATACCTATCAGTGGTATTAGGCCGGCGCTCGGGGACTGCGCAGCCACCTGATCCCAGAATCCCGCCCCAGTCTCTGAGTCCGGTGCCCAGAAGGGGATTTGCGGTGTGATGAACTGGCTGTCGCCGCTGGTGAATCCGAATGGGTCCCGAAGAAACTCGGGATAATTCTTCTGGAACGCGGCAAGGGCCAGGGGGTGCTTTGCAACGGCCCCCGCCCAGTACACGAAGAACTGTCGATAGGCGCTGATGAAGGGAACCATGTTTCTTGACATATCCTCGAACATGGTGGTGGAGTTGCTGTAGGCGGTCTGGTGTGCATACTTCACGGCGGTCTCGCCTGCTATTCGATGCATCTCCTCCGGACTGGTTTCAATCTCGCCAGCAGCCCTAGCCAACTTGTTCCGCTCGATGAGTTTGTTGCGCACCGTGTAGTATTTATCGTTGAACAGCTGTCGTTTTGTCCACTCCCCAATGCCCTGCATCAACTTGCTACTACCGTATTTGAAGACGTAGTGGTAGGGGTTGAGGGCAGAGGCTCCATACAGGGGATTCCTCAGTCCAATCTTTACACCCTCCGCAAGGCCGTTTCTTATGGGGGCGTTTACTGGATATAGGAACGGCTTCCCCGGGCCACTTCCCCACGCCTCTAGTTCCTGCACGGTGGGGGCTGCCCCCTCCATTGCCTTCCTCATCGGCTCGTGATCGGAAAAGAGTTTCGCCCTGTCATACCAGTTGTTACACCATTCCTCAAACTCGGGGGTGTTGTAAGTACCGGGACCCGCGCCCTTGCCCTTGATACTACGATAGGTATCATTGAGGAAGTTCCTCATATCGGTCGCGTCCTGCGTGTATTCCATCTTTCCTGTTTTGGGATTTTTTACGCGCTCATCGCGTATGCGACGAATGAAGCCCTTCAGGTCCTTGGGGTTTGTGGGGAACTTTCCCTTCCCACCGAAGTTCTTGCTGGCGACGAGTCTCTTGACAATAGGCTCTCTAGCCCAGGAGCTAAGATCATCACGAAGGGCTGCATAATATCCGGGCTCAGTCGGAGTGAGTGCGTGCCACTCTCCCGAGGTGTTCGCCATATCCCAGTCTCGTGCCATCCCGTCTCTCAGCTTCAACTCGAACTCAGTGAAGTCGGTGCCGTCTAATTTTACTTCCTTGACCCCCCTGCGGAGTCCGGTCTTTCTGAGAATCCAGTCGGGCTTGCCAGCTGGCAGGAACATGGGTTCGCCGTCAAGGTCTTTGCGCAGTTTGCGCACGGTCCACATTCTGCTGACTACACCCTCCGGAACAAATCGCGCTATCTCATCCCCGATGTTGACGCGAATGGGGAAGGCTAGCGAGGCCATAACGGTTTCCTTGAACATGCGCATTACCGGCTCAGCCACCAATTGATCCGCAAGCATGAAGTCTCTTGGAGCCTTTCCGCTCATATACCATCCGGCGATGCGGGGGTCATACTGGTGATAGATGTGGGTGCGGATTTGACCCTGCTTGAACGGCTGTGCCGTGCGCATATCACTAAGTTCGTTTACAGCCGTGTCATATTTGATTTCCTCACTGGGAGAAAGTCGCTTCTTCTGACCAAGTTCTTGTACGATCTTGGCAGCCTCGGTCCTTCTCGTTACCTTGGCGGTGGCCTCGAATACCGCGTCACTCATCTTGCCGATGTCGGCGGGAGATGCGCCAAGTTCGGTGGACAACTTGGCCATATCAATCCGAGCCTGAGCAATGGCGGGGTTCGTGATCAGTTGGTCGCGCTGGCGATTGAGTTGGGCCAGCTCGCGTCTCTTGTTGGTGAGGGCGGCTCCGCCCTTCTTCCCCTTGCCGGTTTTTACTCCGGTGTGTGCATATCTAGTCTGGTCGCGACCCGTAAGTTCATACTTCTTTGTCTTTGGATTGTACTTTCTAGTCTCCGTATATCCGGTGCCATCACTGCGTAGGTGGGTGCGCTGGTTGTCTTTCCACGCACTAGTTTTTCCCGTTGTGGGTGCGGGTTCCCCAGGCTTCACCACGTGCTTCGCATAATAACCCTGCTCAAGTTGGTCCACCTCGTCTCCCAGCTGTGTCTCCTTACCCGCCCACAACTCGTCCCACTTGCGCAACGCGCCCTGTGACACCTCATCCAGACTGCGCTCCAGATCGGAAGGAAGAACAAGGGAACCCTCCACCAAGGTTCTTTCTCCGGTCTTCTTGTCGATGGCATACTTGGGGAGGTAAGAGTGACCCAGTATCTCATCCACATATCGTTGTCCACGAGTCCAGAGAATATGCCGATTGTACGCCTTGAAGTCATCCAGTTTGTCGCCCAGATTGTTTTCAAAGGTTTTCCACATCTCATCGACTATCTTCTGCTTGCCTCCGGGGTGAGCCTCGTACACCCTGCGGGAGAAGTCCTGCAATTGCCGAAGAGCTGCCTTTCTCCCCGCCCTGGTGGTGGCACCCATGCGAATAGCTTTTCCCACCTGGAATGTGTCCTCGGCAGCAGTGGCAATGTCGGACGTTTTGCCATACATGGTCATGGTGTTGAAGATACGAGCCCAACCCAGTTGGCCGAAGCCCCTCTCCCCGAGGGAGTAGCGAAGTTGCTTTATCATAGCACTCTTGCCACCGTCAATTTCGACGCCCTTGATCTCCAGCTTCCTCAGCAGACCCTCCACCTCGATGTGAGACTTGCTGGCCGCAACCTGCTTCACCAAGTCCTGTATCTCGGGAATGTCCTCGGGAGCCTTCAGTAACCGATTGACTACGAAGGGGTCCTCAATCTTGGCAAAGAGCTCTGCGTTGGTGCGAAGGAAAGCGGGTGGGGCATATGTATGTACTTCTCGTTTCTTGACGAGGCCCTTGACTGTGCGCGTGACGGACTCTACGAGTCCACCGCCCAAACTGTACATCGTGGCACTTTCTCCGTCGATTCCGTGGGGAAGAAATGGGCTGGTGGGGTCGGAGATGTGCTTGTGTAGTACCTCGTCGGCGCGCGCAACATATGAGTTGTATGCATCGAAATCGCCCTCAACCCTACCCACATCGAGGGGTTTTCTCTCCATCCAGTCGTTGCCCACCTCCTTGAATCCGCGCTTGGCGTACACGTCCTTCAGTGCATCTTTCGCCATCTTCTCGGCCCCAAAGGGAACAGCCTCAAGCCGCAGGGTAATACCCGAGTTGTCTGCGGCGGACACCAGATCGTCAATGACGCTCCCGCCGAATCCCTGTCCACGCGACTCCAGTGGAGTCTCGAGATTCTTCACTACGACCTTGGGTCCCTCGGCCTTCATGGCCAGACGAACGTCATTCTCAAGATAACCTGCGGTGAGAGGCTTGCCGGTTTCATTCGGCACGTTGCGGAACGAGAGGAAATCGTCCATAAAGTTCTCTGGTGTATCTGGGGGAGACGGTTTGCGTGGTGGCGCATCCCTCGGATCAAGCGCCTTGAACTCGTCCCTATCCAGTGGTTGCACGCGAGGCTTTCCATTTACATCTTTCGCGACCTTGACCAGAGCTGGGTCTCCCGGTGCCTCGGGGTGACTGAGGTGGAGACGTCCCCTCCCAGCATCCACGGCCCCGGGGAAGAACTCTCGTGGTTTGCCCGTTGCGTCTTCCCTGAGTTTGGCAACACGCTTGCCCCAGTTTGCTGCTGGTTTCTTTTTCCCGACCGCCTTCTCCAGGTCGTCAATGAGTCCTGAGTCGATCTTTCCGCCCCCGGCCACAACCTTTTCAAGATGTAAAAGATGGTTCAAGCTATCGGGCATAATGGTCCGAACGTTCATTGAGATGGTTTCATTGGCAATCTTATTGCGTTCCCGGAGAGCGTCGGCGTGCTCCTTGCTATCCTTGCCGTAGATTTTCTCGGCCATATCAACTTTCTCTCCGGCCTTCTGCTCTAGGGCGGTGCGTTCCCTCACGAGTGCCGATGTCTGCTCCAACGTTCTCACCTCGGGGGGGGTCGGCGTTGGTCTATGGAGTTTCCCGGCAGCATCTTCGGTGGCCTTAGCCTCCCGGATGGCCTTGCCCGCATTTCCACCAGCGGGCATGCCAGCGTTTTCAAAGGGAACACCACTAGGATGGCTCAAATCGAGGAATCCCGCTTCGCTTCCGGCCAACTTCCCGAACGCCGCCCAATCAATTATGTAAGCACTGCCCATGCGAAAACCCGCGCGAGTCGCAACAAATGCGCCATGTGCACCAGCCTGTGCCCCGGACACAACCAGCGGGTCAAGTGTACTCCCAACATACACCTGTAACGCAAGGTTCGCTATATCGGACGCATCCTTGAGATAGGCGGGCATCTTCCCGGTCTCGCCGTAAGAAGCGTTCTCAAAGGCGATGTGGAACAGGTTGTCGCCACCAGCCTCCTCGCGTGCCTTCTTCCACGTGTCGGCATCCATCAGGGCCTGCCAGTTGAAGGGCTGGTCCTTTTCCATCTTCGCCTTACCACCAGATGCCAGTCCCCTTGCCTTCACCTCGCTCTGCCAGTATCCCTGGGTCGCATAGTCCAGCGCCACTTGCGCAGTCGCTAAACCCTTGAGCGCCTCGTTGAACGGTCCATAGATGTAGCCGCTGGCTTCGCCCACATCCTTACCCATTTCCTTCAGAACGGTTCCAACCCCCGGCACCTTGAGGACCTGCTTTGCGGGCCAGAGAAGTGTTCCGAAGGCTTTTCCGATAGACTCCATGGCGGTGTCCGTCTCCTCCTCGTACACCTCGCGTTGCTTTGCTGGAAGACGCTCTGCATCGAACTCCTTCACATATTGCGCGCGTCTCTCCGTCTCACTCATGCCGATGGGACGAGAGAACTGCCACTCGTCGTAGGAGAAGGTTTTTACGGTATCGTCGTCTGCATATCGCATGGCCTCCAGGGTAGACTTCACGGTGTCACTCTGCGCCCACTGGGTAGTATCCAGTCCGAGTCTGTGAGCTGCCCGCTCTACACGATCCTTATTGAAGGCAATATTGCGCACCGACGCCATAACGTCATTGGCCTTCGCGGTTTGGGAATAGTCACCGTACACCTGATATGCCCACTGACCAGCAAAGACATACTTGTTCTGTATTTTCTCCCACTCCGGTTCCCACTCCGAAGAGTTGGGGTCGTACTTTATCTTCACCCCACGTTGTGCTAGTCTCTTGGCCATCTCTTTTTTGAACTTGACAATCTCCTCATCGGGGATGATGGGGCCTACGAAGTCTGAACCGGTAACACGCCATGGGTCCTTGGTGTCACGCTGATACTGTTTTGCGAGCTGTACGCTCTCTAGAGTTGGTTGCGCGGCAAAGGGACTTGCCAGCGTACCCCTATTTCCCATCGCCCTTGAACCGGCTGGTGCGGGTGCAGAGGCAACACCACCACCCTTCACACCGTCAAGTTCTACCACACCCTTTCTCTCTCCGTCCGTCAGGTCGCCCCTATCCATGTAGAACATGTCTCCCGCGCGCAGTGCGGGTTTCTCTTCATCGGTAGCATCCGACGTGGGTGACCATAACTCATCGTAGAGACCCTTATTCTCCTCGGGGTCTTGAGGCATGGTCCCCTTGTCCAGAAGGAGCTGGAGGGTCGTTATCGGATCGGGAAAAGCTTTCTGTTGAGAGTAGTATGGGTTGATGATGTTCGCTAGGGACTGTTCCTGGTCCGATTCGGCCGGGGGCTTCGCTATAGAGAGAAGTTCGTTATAGGTCTTCGGGGGTGCCTTCGGGGCAGCCGTTTTCTGCGGGATGGAGGGAGCGGGGGTGGGATGAGACTTTGCTGGGGTTAGCGTGGGCGCAGCGGGATTACGACTACCGCTGGGGAGTCCCTGTTCGCCAACCGGCTTCTTTTTCTTCTTCTTCTTGGGAGGTCTATATGGCTGGTCTTTGGGACCAATAATCGCCATGGGTTACTCGAAGAATGGTGTCTGGTTGCGGACACCATTCATGGCCGATTCAAAGTTTTTCTGAGCGGCTTCAGCGTACATACGAATGCGGGGACCGGCCTGGGGAGATGCGGCAAGTTTGGCCCACTCCTTCGCGGCCCATGCCTTTCGTGCCAAGTCCTGCGCCGCCATGGCGTGACCGGCTGGTACTGCGCCAGAGACGGGCACTTGGGCGGGTTGGTCGCCTCCGGACCCTGGCGGTCTTCCCGCCGAGGGGGCCGGGGCGGCGTTGCCCGTCATAGGCGTTGAGGTGACCGCCTTTGATGCAGCGTCAAGTGCCGTCTTGTCTCCATACTGCGGAGTCTGGTTTACTGAGATGGTACCCGTTCCACTCACTTCGGCACCGGCTTCTTAGCCTTCGGTTTCCCGCCATCTACTGTCATGGTGGGTTCCATGGGAGGCGCACCCGGTAGTCCCTGCATCAACTCGGGTGGAATACCCATGCCCTCAATGGGCACCTGACCCTCGGGGCCGGGTGCAGACACGGTGGGTTCGCCGGCGGGGGCGGGTTCGCCCTCTCCGGTACCCTCTGATACCTGGACGGCCTTCTCTTCGGGAGACGGTGTTCCTCTCCGGAAGGACAGATGACCATATAGGATTTCAATGTTCTGAGCAGCCCTGGTGATGGTGCCCTGATCCTGTGGATCAGTTACCCACACGGTGACCTTCCAAGTGTCGCTGGTAGCGATGGACTCGGGGTTCAGTATCGGTGCGCCACCGAACCACACGGCACCCTTCAGCTTGGGAATACCAGAGAAGAACTCCTTGAGGGCTGCCACTACCTCTGCGGCAGTGTCTCCCGGACCCTGTTGCGGGGACCCGGCCATATTAGGAGTCCCGGCGGGAGGTGGAGTTGACGCCTGGGCCTTGGCCTCAGGACCCGGCATACCGCCAGTCTCTCCGACCATCCCACGCTCAAGACCGTAGTTGGTCTGCTGCTGATCTGCAAGATTGGGATTGGCGGTGGTTGGACTGGTGGCGGCCTGGTTGGCAATGGCCATACCCTCGGCCTTCCACTGCCTATCGCCGTCAATGTTGTGGCGAATGCGACTCTTGTCCTGAACCTGCTGGAGATTGTCCACGGCCGTATCCCAGTCAATGAGCTCATTCTGGTAGAGTTGCATGATTTCCACGGCGTTACCCTGGCGATCCATGAAGCTCTGGGCATTGAGGAACACGTCCATCTCTGTCCACATTTCGCCCTCGATCATGAAGTCAGCCGGGAGTGCCTTGATGTAGTACGTCTCTTTCTTTTTGAAACCTGTTGCGGTGACGTTCTTCATGCCGGGGAAGTTGGCCCACATAATCAGCATGTACTTTATTACCTGTTTCCATGCTCCCATGAGAATTTCTAGTCTCTGCTGCATCCTCGCTGCAATCGGACCCAGCTTGGCGTTGAAGCCCTTGCCGGTGGAGAGTCCGCCACCGTCGTCAGAGCGCAGAAGATTCGGGTTGTCAGCGATGAGGTCAAACCAATTCTGTAGTTGCTGGCCTAACTCCCAGAATGCGCTGGGGAGGTTGATGGGACCGAGAAGGTCCACGTTGCCGTTGGCGCCCATGGTGATGACTCCACCCTTGCCAATGGCAATGTCGGCAGGTACGTTGATGGGGTCCTTCACGGCAATGGTCGGCCGAATCATGGCGGCAGCCATTTCCTCAATCAGCATCATGTGGTTGTTGAGTTGTTTCGCCACGGGGATGGCGTCCTTGATGTCGGTAGACCCGAATATCATTCCCGGAAGCCCCAGACTACCCACACACACTATTGGAACCAACCCCATCTTGTTCTCCATCGGGGGATGAGCAAACTCTATCTTATCCAGAACGGTACAGAACTGAGTCTCGTCAATATACTGAATGACGGAAACCTCGTCCTTGTCCGCATACTTCTTGCCAATCGCGTCTCCATAACGGGCAACCACCTCGGAGCCGGTCATCGTGTCAATCCAGACCGCCTGCTTTAGGTCAAGACCATCAACGTCGTAGGAAACGGGGTAGAAGTCCTGTGGGGTTCTGGTGAAAATGCGGGGACGGCCGTGACGAATGTCGGGCCAGGCACCGATAACGGCCCCGTCCATCGCACACATTGACCAGGCCACATCCCTACAACGCTGGGGCATGTTTGAGAAGGAGAGAAGACTATCAATGATTCTTTCCAATCTGTCGGCAAAGTCGGTGGACCAGTCGGCGTTCGTTGCTCCGGGTGCGGCGGGTGCTCCACCCTGGGTCGGCGTGGGTTCCGGCATAGACGGTTGTCCCGTGGTGGGATCGACAGCCCCACCAGAGACTCCGGGTTCACCGGGGCCACCGGGCTGGGCGGCAATGGGAGCAAACTGATCAGGGGGTTGAACAACGCGAATGGTGGGCGGTAACGCAAGAAAAGCCACCTTGTTTTCGATGGCTGGTTTGACGAGGTTGATGGGGGTGGTAAGTTCGGCACCCTCGTCTTCCGACTTGGGGGAGAAGAGGGACTGAATGTTCTGGGCAACTCCGGAGATGAAACCCTGCTTCTTGGCTTCCTTGTACGTCGTTCCGGCGTAGAACTGGAGAACCTCATCGTAACTATTGTTGCGAGGACCCTGTTCCTTTTCTAGCTTTGTAAACAAATCGACAATGGCCCGAACGCCAGAATTGGTTGCCACGCAACACCCCCGAGATTGGTTAGCCGGTTATTTCCATTATATCACAACATTCCGCGTTTCCATGTGCCCCCAACTTGCGGTGGCAGTTAGCACATAAAACAACGCACTTCTTGGCTTCAGTCCTCCACGATGACTTCGACCTTCCCTGGTTCCCCAGGTGCAGACTAAAGAGTTTCTCATCTGGGTTTCTGTGATGCAAGTCGAGACATCTCTCATCATCTTCCCCGCAGACAGAACAGCCGACCGACTTCAGTATAGAAAGAAATAGACTGAACTCTTCCTTTCGACGCACGTCCCAACCATTCTTCTTTTCGTATGTCCTACGGTATTCTCGGTTCTTACAAGTCTTACACTCTCCGCAACTACATTTCCTTGGACGACCCCTGGACTTCTTCACGTTATATCCATAATTCAGTGTGCTGGGTTGACATAGTGCTTGAGACGAGAACCGGGAGTCGAATAACTGCGATATTCGTTCTGGTTCAGCTTCATATTCTGAGTACACAGCCACATTGCCATAACAAGGTCACAGGTGCCCTTGGGATACATGAGAAGCTCACCGATGAACTCCTCGGCCCTTTCCTTGTCTGAGGACTCCTTGTATGGAATTCTAAAGCGACCATCCTGTATCATTTGCCCCATAGCAAACACCCCGGCCTCTGGATCGGTCTTATTAGTTCCGGTGTAGTGTGGGCGAATGATGTTCTTGTCTGTATAGGGTTTCATGCGGTCATTGTCTATAATCCACTTGCCGAACGCATTCTTCTCAACAGTTCCCACCTTATAGTTGTACTTGCTCAGGAAACCCTCAATGTTGTAGTCTGGATTGCCCTCCAGAAGATGATCCAGCATTCTATCAAAGTTATCCTGAAGTTTGAGGAAGTCGATAAGGTAAATGGATGGATTGTCCTCTTTAGGGTCATATCCCAGGATGACGTATGCGGCATACGCACTCCAGCGCGAACGAGACCCTGACGCGGGGTCAAAGCCTGCGTATAGCTCCCAGGTGTCATCAACGTCGGCGAAACTACGCTCGGTGTCAAGACATCCCTTGTGACTAACGCGTTGTCCGTTGAATTCCTCCTCTTGTCCTCTCACCCAAGCCTCACGGAACGCCATCTCCTCTTCGTTGTATGCGATGTTTTCGTAACGCTTGGCAAACGCTAAAGGACCGATGGAAATACGTTCTCTATTCAGTGCCTTGGCGTCCAACATGTTGTTTGACAGCGATAGGGTCTTTTTCTTGTCCTTCCAACAGGAGAACTTGACACAGGTGAAGGTCGGGTCTCTCATGACCATGGCATAGAAGGCTTCTGGATGGAAGATGGTGCCGACAATGGCAGTGCTCCAATAACGTGCCGTATTTGACCACTTGATAGACTTGGGGCGTTTCACTCTCCCGAGAGCGTCATAATTCCAAATCGGACGCGCAGATGTAAACGGCCCGATACGCATCCACTCCATGAGCTTATCTCGCATATCAGGGGTCCTGGCGGTATCAGGTGTTTCCACGTCGTCAATATAGACTCTATCACTTCGTTTACCGAGTTCTGCGTGGCTGTTAGTTCCGTAGAATTCAAAGTTCTCTCGCACGTCGCGAAACTGACGTTGTTCGATAGAAAATGCTTGATTACTCCATGGTATATTTTTGTCTCCAGAGTGGAAATTGCCGAAGTCTGCGACCAGACGAGGGTTCTGGAGCTCCCGTCGAATAGTTGTAGAAAACGAGAAGGCTTCGGTTTCGTTTTTTCCAATGTATTGGTTTCGGGCGTTAGGATTGTCACAGGCTTCCATAACAGGGATTGCTCTAGTAGAGACAATCGTAGTTTTGCCGAAGCCAGCAGGCCAGAGAAGAAGGACATTAGGTTTCTCCCAATAGTATGGACTTACTCCTGGATTGTTTCCATATCTTATCCATCCATTCTCATACAACCACTCCATGTTGTTCTCAGTGATGAACTCGTATATCTCTCGTTCTTCATGGAACCTTCCCCTTATCAACTTCATGCTGAAGATTTGGTAGGGATCAAGTTCAAGGTCTAGATAGTGTTTACAGAAGAGTTCCTCTGCCATTGGGGAATCTAGGAGAAGGTATTTGTACTGACCCTCATCCTCGAGATTGCGAAATTCTCTATCTGGATCAATCGACTTCATATCGTATCTCCCCATAGGGACAAAAATCGTCGTGGTCGCCGCAGCCTAGCCACAATTCATCACCATCTCGCCATGCAACCGCACAGTCTTCCGTGCACCATTTCCAACAATCACCACAAAGAACGACTTTCGCTATCATTTCTCCCTCGGTTCAAAGCAGTCGCAATATCCATCAGGTTTTTTGAATATATCGCAGAGAAAACACCAGCGGTCAAGGACGATCTTGGGGGGCTTTTCACTAACAACGACCCACTCCTGACGAATGAAGAGACAATCTACGCAAAAGCCCTTCATTCTGCATCGGCAGCACTGTGAGCTCTAGTAAGAGCTTCTACATTTTCCAGTTCACTTCTAAGAGAGTTAGCATAGCCCTTCAAGAGCTCTTCTCTCTTTCTCTTATCCTCAATGTTGTCTAGTAAGCTCTTGCTCTTGCTCTGTTCTTTGCTACCCAGTTTACTCATGCTGATGCCGGCATCAAGAATGAGCTTTACTATTTTGAGATGTTGTTCAGTGGTGAGAGAGTGGGGGGAATAGAAAATACGTTCGTAGAGGTTCTTTAGGGCCTCACTACCAATGACTTCCCAGATGTGACTCTCCTGCTCCTTTCGGAACATCGGATCTGTTCTCCTCATCTCGTGTAGTTCTACCAGCTCCCAGAACCTATCCTGAGTACCAAGATATGCGTCGAAGTGATCGAGAGAGCCTGGTGCGTATCCAGCCCTTCTCATCAATTCTTTCTTGTTGACTTCGGGGTTGCCCTCCTCATCCCACTGCCTGCGGACGTTCTCTCCGTACTTGTAGTCGCCATTCTTCATTTGGACGTAGGCAATCGCAGCAGATTCCAGGCCCTGATCCTTCGACTCTGCCTTCGTAGACTTCCTACCGCGAACACGCCTCGAAGGGCTTGGTAGTCCACCATCCATGATTGCTACGTCTGTTTTATTCATGTAATCATTATAACATACATTTGGGACCGTGCAACCCCTTGCCACGTCCGCCATCTGTGGTAGACTGTATCCAACGAGAAAAAGGAGAAGAGATGAAGGTCAAGAGCAAACAAGTCTGTGGGGCAGAGTAATGGAATTCCTTGATTGGCTCAGCAACGGCGATATGCCCTTGACACCAATTGACCTGATAACTCACTCACACAAACTATCGGATTCTGCTACTTTGAACACCACACTCGATATCGAGTATGAGCCACTACCGGACGCAATCTGCGACGAAGTGCTTTTTCCAGATGAATGGGCTGAGGAATGCGATCCTATTTGGAATCCTCTACACGCCCATATGCGCGAGACCTTCGACAACTGTCTCACCATCAGTGTTGCCAAGAACGCCGATTACGCCTGCGATACGGACCCACTCGCCAACTTTCGTGCATGCCAGAAGTTCGGCGTGCCACTGGTGAAGGGTATCATGGTGAGACTCTCTGACAAGTTTGCTCGCATCGGAAACTTGCTAGAAAGAGAGGAACGGGTAAAGGACGAGAAGATAGCGGACACCATTGATGATGCCATTGACTATCTAGCAATTTTGAAGTATGCACTGGAGACGGAGGGGTGACCTTCTTTATGACAGTTGTCGGTCTCCTCGGTGCCGGGTTACTAACGTACTCATATTTCCTCAACGGGTGGGAGCTTTTTGTCACGCAACTCTCCGCCACTGTGCATCTTCTGGCCTATTCGATTTGGCGGGTGGACGAAGTGTTCATCATCATACAGGTGGCCTGCATCCTGATAATGACCGTTCGGCTATCAAGGGGGATAAGTTGAGACGCGTCGTCTACATTGCCGGTAAAATCTCCGATCCGGATTGCATCCGCGTTGCCGAGAACCTGCAACGTTTCACCCAGATGGAACACGACCTGTTGTGTGCCGGATACGCTCCGATAAACCCAGGAGCCGATTGGGGGGCGGTGTCTCTTGGCGGAGTCGCATACGAGGACTTGATGGCCCGTGATAGGGCACTGTTGACGAAGTGCGATGTTGTGTACTTCATGATTGGTTGGCGGGAGTCCCTGGGAGCCCTGCGCGAACATAGGTGGGCCAAACGCTGTGGAATCCCCTGCGTGGAGGAGAAGGTTGGCGACGGGGAGTATGGGTTCCGTAGTTTGCTGTTCGCACTGGAACCGGCATGATGGGATGCGACCATCCATATCGCAACGAACTCGCCGGTCAGGACATGTGGATTTGCCGCATCTGTGGGAACATAGGTCGCGATGAAGAGATTCTCTATACGGCCGTGCAGGCAAGAGAGGCTTCTCGTGACGAACTAGAGACCGAGATAGAGAGACTTCGTAGCATCATTGATAAGTACAGAGGACTATGACATGACCATTTTCTTCACCTCAGACCTGCACCTCGACCACTGGGCCGAGTGGCTGCAAAAACAACGCCACGAATTTCACAGTGTCGGGGAAATGAACAGCGTCCTCTTCTCGAACATCCTTCGCACCGTAAACTCCCGGGATGAACTGTACGTTCTTGGAGACTTCGCCTGGCGTCCAGATACATTCAAGGCATACGCGGCAGCACTGGAGGCGTTATGCACGGTGCACTGGGTGCAGGGCAACCACGATCCGAAGGTGCGACACGACCCACTGGCGCTGGACTTCCGCTACGGAAAGAAGCACTGGTATGTCTGCCACTACCCGTGGCAGTCCTTCAGACCGAACACGGTGATGCTGCACGGGCACTGTCACGCGAGAGACATAGGTGTTTCGGAAGACACTCGTCAACGTATGAGATACGATGTCGGAGTAGATGCGGAGTGGGGAGGGAGAAAGTACTTTCCAGTGTCCATCGAACAGATCGAGGCACGCATTCACAACACACAGCTAAAGTACCCAGTATAACCGAGGAGGAGTAACGTAATGGCAGACGCAAAGACACGAGAGCTGACCACCGCAGAAATAGATGCTAGTGTTGCCAAGGCCAACGCCGAGGCTGTCGCGGCACTTGCTGAGGCGGAGAAGCATAATTCGGAGTCGAAGAAGTACATTGCCGATGCGCGCAAACTATCGGCCGAAGCGATGAGAGCCGAGTGCTTTGCCAAGACCGAGGCCATTGACCTTGAGCGTAATCAGGAACTACGCAGACGTGAGTTGTCTCAGGACACATTCCACCACGTTTACCAGTTCATGGGCAAGGTGTCTGAATCGTCAGTCGCCACGGCGGTACGTGAGCTTAGTTACTGGAACCGCGACTGTCCTGGGTGCGACATCGAGATTGTCTTGAACAGTCCGGGCGGCGAGGTGATTGCGGGTATGGCGATGTTCGACTATCTCCAGTTCCTGCGCAGCAAGGGTCACGACATCACGACGGTCTGCATCGGTTATGCGGCCAGCATGGCCGGGATATTGCTACAGGCCGGTGATACCCGTGTGATGGGGCGCGAGTCCTATGTCCTAATCCATGAAGTCAGCTTCGGTGCTGGCGGCAAGATTGGAGAGGTCGAGGACGAGGTTGCCTTTGTTCGCAAGATTCAGGAACGCGTTCTCAACATCTTCAGCAAGAGGTCCCTGGAGGCTCAACCCAAGACGGGTCTCACCGTCAAGCAGTTTGCAAATCGCTGGCGCCGTAAGGACTGGTGGGTCGACTCAGACGAGGCCATGAAACTCGGCATCGTGGACATGGTAAGGTAAAGAAGACTACCGGACAGTAGCGGCTTATGCCGTGGAGCCGGTGCCGGGCACTCGCGATGAAGGACGCTTCAGAGACGGCGACCGTCCATTGGTAAGACCCGATTGGCACATGTGAGACGGAAAAAGGCGCGAGGGCGACAGGCGGCCTGGTAATAGGGGGGTCGCCTGGCCAATTCCGATAGAGGAGGGACATGAAGAAGTTGCTACCACCGTTCCACAGGGTGATGGAGAATGAGGGAGAGTGTGACCTTGCCAACGATAGGATAGCTTTCTTGGAAATCCGTCCGACCGTTGCTATCATTAATCCCAGCTCCGCCATGGAGGTTACGGGCTGGGACGCGGACAATCGTCTTCTGACGATTACCTGTACTTAGTTTGTGGGTGTATAATGAGAGAAAGGGGGCGGACTGGCTTCGACAGCGGATAAAGCCAAAGAGCAATCTGCTGGACACGCGTTCGATTCGCGTCGCCTCCACCATCATCCCACAGAAGGAGTTACACATGGCCACGTTCAAGAAGGACCCCAAGAAACCCGCAGTCAAGAAGGGCGTTCCAAATGCAAAGCCCATCCCGATGGTGAAGAAGAAAATTTACAAGACCAAAGTCGGTCCTGTGAAGAAGACCAAGAAATAGGAGGACTACATGTTAGAACAGAAGACTACGGCATTCCAGCCAGCGAAGAAGACCCCCGTGGCCCCCGTTCCGGAGGTGGAGGCTCCACAGCCAGAAGAGGCTCATTTAGTCACTTGTCTCTACTGTGGTGCACAGTCTTCCGTAGATAGGGAGACGTGTTTCGCCTGTTCTTGTGTGTTGAAGAGGTAAACGCTGTAAGGCGTTACGGGCGGTTCCGAGTGTGACTCGGGGGGCCGCCGGGGCGGTCTCGGTTCAAGCCCACATCAGCTTGTGGAGATGTGGACGCCGGGGTCGCCTCTTTCCATTATCAAAGGAGCACATCATGAAGGAAATGTACATCTGGGTGAGAGATGAGTACAACGTCGTTGATCCACCGGACTCTCCCGACCGCATTGTGCGGGCCTATGATAAGAACACCAGCGAACTCGTCGGCGAGTGGCCCGAAGGCGGGTCCTTCCCGCAGGTGATAAGGGATGCGTATTCCCTACTCTCCTGAGCACAGCGTACCCCCCTTCTGACCACCCTCTTTGTCCACGTTATACTGTGGGAGGGTAAGGAGCCCGGAGAGGGTAGGAAAATAAAAAAATATATGAAAAAAGAGTCCTCCTTCTTTGTGCAGGAAGAAGCACCCCGATGGGGGTGGGTAACACGAGTACGTCGTGTGAAGGCAAGGACATATGGAAGTCAACTACATTGCGCTGTGGATAAGCCCCTGAATAATTTACCCTGTGTATAGTGTACCCTTCTGTTCGCATCACCCGGCCTATTGTTGTTATTTATGTGATATAAAACATAATAAACACAGAAACAAACAGAAATGCACAGGAATCAGGGTATCCCTGCCCCTCCTACCCCCCGTCCCCTCCCCTCCCCTACTCACTATCGCCTTGGCATTACATGTTATGTTACTATATGTGCATGTATAATCATATAGAGTAGTAGGGGTGCGGCGCGTGCATCCATGCGTGCGTGCATACGCACACTATGTGCATGTATGTGTGTGTGTATCATGCATGTGCATGCGTGTGCATGTGCATGCGTGTGTGTGTAGTGCGTGTAGTACGTGTGCTGTACTGCTGTTGTATGTGCTGTAGTATACGCTATGCTATGTGCTGTTGTATGTGCTATGCTATGCTGTATGCTATGTGCTAAGTTAGATGCTAAGTTATCTTCTCATCTATGGCATAGAATATGTCATATGCTATATGCTGTAGTACATGCTATATTACGTGCTATGCTATATGCTGTTATACGCAATCGTGCTAGGCTGCCTGCTTTACGCGCGGTACTGCGCGCCCATAGAGCCTCACGCGGTACGGCGTGCGAAGCCCTGCGTATGCAGTCCTTATGGACTATGCGCGCGCACAGTCCTTTTGGACTGCGAATTCTTTACCAAAGAACGGTAAAGGCTCCCAAACCCCTCTCTCACTCTTATTGACTCTTGAACGCAGTGAAAGAGTCAATAAGAGAGAGAGAGAAGGAGCCCGAAATGTCCAAGTCAGCCTCAGCAGCCTCTCCAACAGTCGCAACGAAGCCCGTTCGCAAGGTCCACACCATCCGGCCCGTCAAGGCGAAGGCGCTGACGAGTGCGGTGGAAGGCGCAGCCGCATATGCAGCCTACCAGCACCAGCACAAGGCGACACCAGCGAAGGCTGATTGGAATAAGATCGTCCAGCAGATTGGCCTCAGCCTTGGCTACCTGCGTGTCCCGTATGCCTTCGGGCTCACGTTGCTCCCGGTGTGGACGGCTGCGTACAAGGCCGCTCAGAAGGGACACGTTCCTGCCAAGCCTGTCACCATCCCCAAGAAGGCTCCCAAGGCTCCCGCGAAGGCAAAGCCTTCCAGCGAGCCCACGTACACAAAGGCTCAGGTTGCTGAGGCCGTCGCCGCCGCAATTGCGAGCCTGACTGCGTAAGCTCACCACACATACGGGGCTCACGCTCACATAGGTGAGCCCCCAGGTCCGTGCAGGGTGGTGCCTGCACGCCGATGACGCCAGCCTAGGCGAAACCTGAGCTAGCCTCCTTCATATAGGCATGAAGTGTAGCAAGGCGAAGACGAAGAGAACTACAATACGTTCCGAGCCATGGGTGCGACCGGGAACACGGTAACCCATGGGGTGCCTACCACCAATACAGGTGGAGTGCGTACCCGCTTTCAGCGGGGTCCACAGGCCAGACTCGGCAGGGCGAAGACACATGTACCCAACATGCACGGGCATTTTACGTGTGTCTATGGCAAGCCCTGAAGCACTCCGAGCAGTACCCGTCTGTCTGCGCCTAAGGGTGAGGACATGGGGAAGCCACGTGAGGAACGTGGGTGCAGGAAGAAAAGCATTTGGCGGAGGACGCGTATGAAGGTGAGGACATAGGATGGCAGCCTACAACGGCAGCATAGCCGTATAAAGCACGCCTAATACTCACATAACATTACGAGTGACGGTAGCATAATTGGATAATGCCTTAGGATGTGGCCCTAAGCGATGTGGGTCCGAGCCCCACCCGTCACTCCAGTTCGTACATAGATGGTTGAGCCCAAAGGGCTCCTGATGATGGCCCGAAAGCCGAAACCGAACATGGAGGCGCGTAGATGCGTGGCGATGGTCTGATAGCGTGTGAGATATGCGGGCAAGACATACTCGTAGTTTCCGCCATGTGGCACGAGTGTGCCTGTGCAGATAAGCAGGGTGTAACGACACCCTTGTGCCAGGAATGTGACAAAGAGAACCCAACGGGCGATTGCCCGAATGACTAGGAAGGATATCATGACGCTTCACACACAAGAGGCTGCTATAGAATATCAATACGAATGTGCACATGCCTCGGATGAGTTCCTGGAGGAAGACGAGTCGGTTAGCACCGACGAGAGTGCGTTCACCTGCGTCATCTGTGGGTGTAATGAAGTGTTCGTGGACGGCAAGTTCGAGTGTGGGTGCTGACATGGATGACCTGGACAAGATAGCATACGATGATCTGTGGGCGGAATTTGAGAAGCTGAAGGACTTCTGCTGGAAAGAGACATTTCGTGCGGATGATGCTGAGGCCAAGATAGAGCGCCTTGTGGCCGCAGAGCGGATTTGCAGGGGAAGGTGCTAACATGACCGCACAACACAAGGCTGAGAAGGAGGCTCGACTGGCTGCCTACGCAGCAGCACTTGCAATCTGGAAGGCGTTGGATGCACACACCGAGCTGAGCGAGACGGTGCGACGTGCAAGGAAGAAGCTGACATGAGGACGCCACGGCGCAAGGTGACGTGCCCGATTTGTGGGGGGAGATGCTGACATGAGCGAGGACGCATACAGGGGGTTGGACCCCGACATCAGCGAACAGTATGTGCTAACACAGTTCTATGCAGGCATGGAAAAGCTGGAAGTATACCTCACAAAGCAGGCCGCGTTTGATGAGTATGTGAAGGATGGTGAGTGATGGGGTGGCCGCAGGTTGCAGGTATAGCGGGAACACTGCTGCTTATGGTCTTCTTCATCGCAGCATATACGTGGACGACACTAAGCGATTGGCGCTTCAACCGCCGACTCAAGAGAGACTACCCGGATTTGTGGCAAAAACGCCTTGATCGTGAGGCAAACAGGAAGCAGGGAAACTGATGTACGCTGATGACCTAGCAATTGGACTGTCGTACAAGTATAGCAACGAGTATGTAGGCTACTGGAAAAAGGCATACCTTGATGGACGCGAAAGTTACGAGGATTTCGTATCCATTCGTGATTATGTGATGGAGCTTGTTGGCCTCACGTTCCAGCCCGGAATTGTAATGGTGCAGAGTCACGGTTCGATCAAGCCAATACATGTGGATAATCTGAAGCTGACATGCGCAGAATGAGCGCACTTGACAACTACCGCAGAGTTTGGCCATGCGGAGAAGTCTCCGGACTCGCTGAGGCCGCCATCAGGGAGCTGGAGGACGAGATCAAACAGCTAAAGGAGGAATACGCTGATCTCAGTGCACACTTTGATGCACAGATGACAGCCGAGAATAGATTGAATGAACTGGTCGACTCTGGAGTGCTGGGTAGCCTTCCATCCTATACGGATGACCCCGGAGATCGTCGCTATCCCCGTAGTCAGTCGTTCATACAAGAAACATTCTGAGGAGGTTGCGGACAATGATCGAGTGTCCATCCATAGAGGTGCTGGAGTCCATGGGTTTTGATTTCAACACTACATTTGGCGTGGAGTTCGAGTTCTACTGTGTAGACGAAGACCGTGACGGTGTGGCTGACCATCTCGACAGCACCACCGGCATCAGCACACGTAGTGAACACTACAACCACATTGACAATGACCACTACTGGAAGATTGTCTCGGACGCATCCCTGGATAGTTACGAAGATGACGGGGGATACGAGTGCGAGAATTGCGAAGTAAATCCTACGTGCGACGAGGACTGTGCGTACAACTGCACCCCAAGTTATGATTGCAGCGAGTGCGAGGTGAACACATACGACGGGCCAGAAGGCGAAGGTCCAGAGTGCGGGGAATGTGCAGAGCTAAACGACTTCCCCTCGTATGAGTGCGGGGATTGCGAGCAAGAGCGATACTGTGACGAGGACTGCTCATACCACTGTAGCCGCAGCAATTCGGGCAAGGGGGGCATGGAGCTAGTGTCCCCAATCCTGCAAGGCCACAAGGGGCTGAGTCAGGTACACGCCATGTTGGAGGCGCTGGAGGGCCTTGATTGCAGCGTAGATGAGAGCTGCGGGATGCACCTGCATCTTGACGGCGAGTCTCTAACGCATAACGACATGAAGAACCTTGCGTCCCTATATGTCAAGTATGAGGCCACCATCGACAGCATCATGCCTGCTTCCCGTAGAAACAACAGCAATTGTAAATCCATGTGCAACGCAAGGTGGGGCGCCAGGGACTACGGCTGCGAGGCTCCACGCTTGAAGAAGATTGCGGCCAAGTTCGATGAAATGGAATCCGCCAAGGTTATGAGCGAGCTTCTGGGCATATGGAGAGATCGCTTCATCAAGCTGAACCTGGAGGCTATGCACGACCACGGAACTGTTGAGTTTCGTCAGCATGGCGGTACTCTGAGTTTCGAGAAGACCATGCACTGGGTTACCCTGTGCATGAACATGAGGCGCAGAGCTGTATGCGTATCGAAGGTGAGTCTGTCTGCCGAGAGCTACCCGTCTCTGGAGTGTATGATGGACGAGTTGGGGTCCAGCGAAGAGAGTAGGGCCTTCTGGCTGAAGAGGCGCGACCAATTCGCGGAAGAGGTATCCGCAGACCGTGCTCGTGTTGAGGTGGATGAGGCTAGGCGTGCCGTACATTACGAACAGCGGGAACACGACGAGCGTGTTGCTGCACAAGAGGCTTGGCGCTGGAACGCGGAGAGAAACGAACGAGGTGCGCAGGCAAGTTGGCTATTGTGGGACTATCCGATCCCTCTGCCGGATTCGGCATACGAATTACTCGCACGAGACAGAGCCTTCTGGTATTCCCGGGGTGCCGCACAGGCGGCAAGGGCGGAGAATGAGATACGGCCAGAGCTTCTGTTCGGCGACTATTATATGGCAATGCACGTAGCATAATGGGAGGCTATATGACGAAGGACTACAAGAGGTTGTGGAAGTGGGTTGACCCCGAGGCATACAGACAGAAGATGGAGGACAAATACGAACATCACCCGCGCCTTTACATAGCATATGGAAGCAACCTGAACATACCGCAGATGCAGGCACGTTGCTACACTGCGAAGCAAGTAAGGGTCGTGAATCTTCTCGACTATGAGCTGGTGTTCACAGACGTGCTTACAGTCGAGCCGTTACTAGGCAGCAAGGTGCCGTGTGGACTGTGGCGCGTGACACCGGAGGACATTGACGCCCTAGACACATACGAGGGCTATCCCCACCTTTACGACAAGGTATATGTCACCATAAACATTGATGGCGTGGACGAACTGGCGTTCCTGTACGTGTTGGACATCGAATACGAGCTGTCGGCACCATACAGCGGTTACCTTCGCACCTGCCTTGACGGGTACAGGCAGTGGGGCCTTGACGAGAATGTGCTTAGAATGGCCGAGGCGGCTGCCGTGGACGCCGAGAGGGATGTAGAGAAAACACCCATGGAGTGCTCCTCCTGTAACGTAGTTCTACCACGTCCGCTGATGACCAAGACTCGCTTATTTGGATGGATGTGCCTGGACTGTCAGGAAGTCATGTTCTACGGCCAAGACGGGAATGTGGCATCATACGGACACAACACCATAGGGACACCGAGAACATCGCTGTTGTATGATGACCTGTCGCCTGATTGGGAGACTTGCGACCCCAGCGAGCTGGACTGGAGTCCCGGAGGCGACTATGCATATGACGACATGGGGTCGAACAGACAAGCGGATTGTGGAGGAGGATGGAGCTGATGAACAGAGTAGAAAAGGCGCTATTCCTACTGGAGTGGGTCGAAGACCTGGTAGATACAGAATGCATTGACGGAAAATACAACGATCAACTCAGGAGAGCGCGTCACAAGCTTCGGGATGCCACTCTTGAGCTGCAACTGGTGAACAAACCATGAAAACACCACAGGACCAGTTTCTTTGCGATGCCGTGCGTCGGATGATTGGTGCTCATCGTTCGGCGGACTATTTTCTGATGCAGCATCGCAACCTAAGGAAGCATGTTGAGTTTGCCATTGAGGCGCAGCGCATGTACACCATCGCGGATAAGAGATTGCAGGAGTTGGGCGTCGTAGATAATGCGGCGCGACAGAACTGTATTCACGGCATCGTATCGGCCCCGACATGAAGGCGCGGACTGTAAATGCACTTGCGGACGCTACTATATGGGCGGCAATTCGCATCCTCGGGTTGATGCCGAGGGTGATAGTAAAACTGGGTTCGGAGGAGAGGAAATAGGATGTATAATATACAGGAGGTATCATGAACCTAAACCCTGATCCCGATCGTATTTACTGTCCCGACTGCGGGGAAGACGGCGGACTGGCGGAAGTGGTGAGCGGCTACTTCAGTCCAGATGTGCTGATATTCCGCTGTCCGTACTGTCACACGCTTGTGGAGGATGGCTGCTTCGTCTACATCAAGCCCCCGAGATGACAGAGCTCATCGTTACGGGGGTTGTCACGATTGTAATCTGTGTCATAATTATTAGTATGTTTGTACCTGGGAGGAACAAATGAGCAATATGAAGAATTGGTGCGACGGCCTGCGTGACTTGGTGAGCTTTGTGGAGTGTCGCGAAGACATGTTCGACGGATACATCACGCCATTTACCATGAACCTGTTCGCCGATGATGCCGAGAACATGGCCGAAAAGGCGCGCCTGCTGGGAACAGCCAGCAAACATGAGCAGGGTGGGTACTACTTCCTGGAAAAGAATTTCGGCCCACACAGCGTTCAGTTGAACATCCAGCGTGACCAGATTTGCGCTAAGGTGCAAGTCGGCACAAAGACGGTTCTAAGGCCGGACCCAGGTGTTCCGCAAATAGAGGTGGAAGAGCCCGTGTATGAATGGACTTGTCCTGACTCGGTGCTATCTGGGGGCCTAGCCTCCGATCTCTCTGGCGATGAACCCGTCACCACCGACAGCGAAGTTGAAGGTGTGATGTGAGCGGACCATGCACCGACTGCGGAGGGCCTGATTACCAGACGCTGGAAGCGAAGAACGTCATAGCGGCCGAAGACCTTGAGGCAGCCAAGCGCGATTTGCAAGTGGAGCGCGAGTGGCGCGGAAAGGCCGAGGCCATAGTTGGCGAGCTGGAGGGCAGGAACACCCAACTGCGCGTTGCTCTTGACGACATCTCAGAGATATTGGAGGGGGTGTTCGCATGAGCGTGTTGGACGAACTGCGGAAGACCCTGGGCAACGACCCACACGGTGACGGGTGGAGAACAGATGACATTCTGTCCGAGATTTATGCCTTCGAGGATGCACACCCGGGGCTGATGGACCTGACCCAGGCGTGCGACAGGTGCGGCAAGCCGATGAGTTGGCAGATGGAAGTCGGCGTGCGTATAGCGGATTCCAACCCCAGGAACTTCTCCGGGTGTCTCTGCCCAGCCTGCGCCAAGGAGATCAAATGAGCGTACAGGAAGAGTTCGAGCCCAACTTCAACGCACGGTGGGCATTTGAAGAGCACATGCATATATTGGAAGAAGAGGAGGCGGACCGATACGAAGGCACGAACTTTGATGAGGATTTCACCGTCTATGACGAAGACCTATGGACGTGGGCGGACAATGATCGCAGCTGAGAAGGAGACGAAATGAGTGCATACGGATATCGCATTGAGGTGTACGAATACGATGTCGACGGCGAGCCGTGCAATGTGTCGTCAACTGGCTCCGAGTTTGATGAGGAAGCCCTGGCCGAGGCACACAATAGACTAGCAAGCGGGGCGTCTTCCGTCGTCATCCAGTTAGTGACTACATGGAGGCAGCTGTGAGTGAATCCACCGCCACATTCACGAGTGTGAGGGATCACATCGCCGCACTAGAGGAAACGAATAGGCAGCTGTTAGCGCAAGTTATATCAGTTTCCGACTGCTACGGCTATAATCATGCCCATCATGCCGCCCGCATTGTCGAGCTGGAGGCCAGGAACGAACGCGGCAGTGCGACCATCGCTAACTGCATGGGCCAGATTGCCGACATTCGCAAGCAGCTCGGATGCCCGCAGGATCGACACGTCGGGTTGTTTGCGAAAAAGACACGGCAGCGTGCCGAGAATGCAGAAGCCGCCATCGAGCAGCTGAGGACCGCCCTTGTTGCAATTCAGTCCACCACCCCGGGCTCCGCACATCGCATTGCCATTCAGGCACTAACGGAGCGTATCCATTGCGATAGCGTAGACGAATACACCTGCACGGAGTGCTCGGGTCACAATCGTTGCGAGGACGAAATGGACGCAGGCTTTGGGGACTACGGCAGAGACGACCCGAGAGAGGACCGATGAGCGAGCTTACATCATTCCGCATGGACAAGTACGAGGTCTACGACAGGGACGAAGCAGACCACTTCATCGCCAAGCTGATAAGCGTCAGGGCGAACGAAGCGAGCGGGTTCCGCACCCTTATCGCCGAGCTGGAGGCGGAGGTCAACAAGATTCGGGCGGAGTACCACTACGACCTCATCTACTACAACCGCGAGCGCGCCGAGCAGGCCGAGGCCGAGCGGGACGCGCTGAAGTGCTGCGGGAACTGCGGGCACGACAGAGCCGCTGACGATTGCTGCGACAACTGCACCGTGGACGCGCCCCGTTGGACGAGGAGGGAGAATCATGTTGATGTGTAAGGATTGTAAGGACGATATTTGTCCCGAGGCGGGCGTTGACATGCCCGCTTGCGACGACTTCCACGGGGGCGAGGAGAAGCCTCTCTGGCTCGGGCCAGAAGAAGAGAGGGCAATACACGACCTATTCAGGGCGGTGTCTGCGCTAGACGCTCGGCTGGGTACCATGGAGCGTCGGTGGGAGAAGATGCTGGCTGCCATTGTAAGAGAGGCGAACGAATGAGCTGGACTAGCGACGCAACCTGCAATACGTGCCCCTGGTACTACCAGTTCACCACCGAAGAGCGCGACGCGCTGGATGCAGTGCCCTCGTGGGAGGGATACACCGGACTGTGCCGCATCGGTCGTCCACTGGTGATGGGAGACAGCAAGGGCGTTTGGCCCGCCATCACTAAAGCTGCGTGGTGCGGTGAGCACCCCGACCGCCAGCGGCGCGATTACGCAGAAACCACGCTTCTTGGACGCACTGAATGACCGCCATCAAGATAGTTCCACGACCTGACGGAAGTAAGCCCCGAACATCCGGTCTACATAGAACGTGTAGAACTTGCGGCACCAGAGTGAATCAGTACAAGAACCCCAGCGCCGCCGAAACTCTCTGCTACTGTTGCGAGGACAAGCTACCATGGACGTATGCTCTCATAGCGGGCGGAGGCACCTTCGCGGAGGACCCTAAGAACAGAAGGACGACCAAATTAGTAGTTACAGTTGACCCAGAAACTCAAGGGGGAACATGAAAATATTTGCAGACAATGTGTGGAATTTCAACCGGGCACCAGGCTATGCCACGGAAAGCATGGCCCCTCCCGGAATTGTGCTATGCAGCGAGTGTGGACGTGAGATCAAGCCGGATGAGAGCTGTTTCGACCGGCTCGTTGAGAGCGACGCCGATGAGGACCATGCGTCCATTTGGAATCTCCTCTACATCTGCACCTCGTGCTTCAAGAAGGGGCTGGGATGAAAGGCAAGAACCCCGACACCCAGTGGCGTATGAGCTGGGGAACAGACCATGACGGGGCTGTCGCATTTGGTATACGATATGTGCCCTGTCAAGTCTGTGGTCGCGGCATACACCCGGAAGAAGACTGCTTCACCCGATTTATCGGCTCGGGCCTTGATTGGACCACACAGTATCTCTGTTGGTCATGCGAAGAGAAGGGGTGGACGTGATGAAGGTGCTTCTCATCATCATCGTTGTTAGCGCCGTGCTGTTCATATGGGGCCTCTGGGGGGAGCGGCTGCCAGGGACCCAGAACAAGATCGAGCCCGAGCATCCATGGCCTGCCCCACCAGTCCACCGGGGCGTGCCTGTTGACTGTGATGAGTATTGCCTCCATGACGGTCGCTGCTACCATGATGGGTTGGACGACATCTGTCCTCGCGAACCACAGTGTCATGATGAGGATAGGGGCTGGGAGGATGGTTGAGGTAACCGTCAAGAAGGCACGCAAGTTGAAGTCCCCCATCGTCGTAAGGCACAAGGGAGAGTGGTGTGAGGTGCAGGAGATAAGGACATGGGGCAAGAATTGGATGGTAATAACCGACGGGGAAGACTTCGTAGTTGGGGACACCTGGCATGGCCTCTTTAGGGTGTCGGGGAAGGAGCGTACTGCCCTCCTGGAAAGCTAGGGGGCGCGTTCATAACAAACGAGGGCTAGGAGGCGCATGCGCGCTTCCTGGCCCCTTTTTTCGTTCTATTTACCGCTGTGTTACATGCCCTCACGCACCCGCGTGGGGGGCGACCACTCCGTGTAAAGCCTGGGTCCACGACTGATGTTACAGGAGGGGCAGGAGATACATAGGTTGTCCGGGCTTCCGGTGCCATCCCTCGCTATCGGGACGAAGTGATCGGCGTGGTAGTCTTCAAGCTCTTGACAGCAGAACCTACACAGTCCCTGTTGCAGCTCTATCTGTGCGCGGATGTCCTTGGGGGAGAACCTATCGTCCCCGCCGCTCCTGCGTTTCCATCGCTTTGCCCGACGTTGCTCCGTGGTGAGAGGGTGGTCACGGGCATACTCACGTTGATAGTCCTGCCTAGCCTCCTGATTTGCAGCGTAGTAGGCGTGCTGGTAGGCCAGCAGTCGGTCCCGGTTGTCACTGTAGTAGCTCATACTTACATTATATCATACTTTTTTTAGGGGAGTCATCCGCAAATTCACGCGGGTGACTCCCCCTTTTTTTATTTCGCGCGAGCGGCTGCGCGGTGACCCATGCGGTTCGGGTACAGCCAGCATGTGGTAGACGGGCAAGCCTCAACCGGCTCAGATGATACGCTCTTCTTGATGATCGAGCCATCACCGTTGCGCCAGTCGAAGTAGTGACCACCCTGACACTCCACACAGAAGTGTCGGATAGCTTCGGCGGCGGTGAGGCGCTCCTCCAGGAGGTTGCCGTACCCTCCCGACGTGAAGTCCTCAACGATGTAACCCGAGGGAACCTTGGTCGTCTTCTTAGATACAGCTGTCTTTCGCATAATCATCCTCTCCGTGTATCGGACAGTCATCACTGATCCAGAAGCAGACGGAGCTGCTTCCTCCATAGCGGAACCCCGCTCCATGACCGTTGTCTCCTATCGCACACGTACAGCCCCCCGCGACGGCAATGGGACTTCCGGGATTGGGGGTTACCTGCTCTTCCATTCCTCCTCAGCTCCTTCCAGTGTGACAAGAGCTAGCCCGACGTGGCATTGGTCTGCTCGGTTGCAATCATCCATGTATTCTACCATCCAGCTGAGTCTTTCGACTTGCCGGCAGAGTCTCGCTATTCTCACCTGATCACGGAGAAGACCACGCCACAGCACGGTCTTCGCCTTGGCGGTGAACTGCATCCATAATTGGGGCGGTGTTCCGCCGTGCACGTCAGCGTCCATCTTTCACCATCATTTCTACCATCTCCATCAGTCTCCTTCTGGGTAGTGCAAACATAGCCCCACCACTCTGCTGCCCGACATCCTCCACAAAGAGTACGCGACACATGTCTCCCATAACATCACTGGCATCAATGGCGAAGCGAGATGTTTTTATCCACCCATCCATGCGGGTGTAAAAGCAAAAGTCGTATATCTTACCCTGCGGCAGTGCTTCCTTCATTTCAGTGGTCCTAGGTCGGTGTTTCTCATAATAATCTGGGGTGGACCCAGGGTGTTGATGACGGAGGCGATGGAGGCCAGAGCATCAACGATCTGCTGGGGCTCTATCCTGTCATCATCCACCAGATAGGACAGGACCTGGTGGAAGTCGCCCAGTAGTGCGTGCGGAGGAATGAATTCGGTAGTAGACACTGCATCCCCAATAAATATTCCGCCCCCCATCACACACCAGCCCTTGCCGCAGAGAGTCTTGATTGCAGTCCGGACTCGATGCGATGCAGGGAAGACTCCTCTCCCCGTATCATCTTCATCTCGTACTCCATTTCCCCAATCTCCTCATCGTCTTCCGAGCTGCGTATCAACGTCCGCAGCACGCGCTTCTCTTGATAGAGGGCATACAGGAAGCTGACTACAGCCCCCAGCGCCTTGTCCGTCTCGTCCATCGAGGCCCGCGTGGCCTCAAGTGGAGTGAGATAGGGACCTATTGCGTTACTCGTCATTTTCCTTCTCCTTTGTAGGGTGGTCCGTCATTCCTGCACCGCCCCGGATAGTAGAACCTAACCATCCACATGTGGAAAGGTCCGACCTCACACAGGGCGGCAATTTTGCTGGTGTCCCCATCGTGCACACAATCGTGGTCGATGCGACAAAGGGGCACCATCTCATCCAGCCCATCCGACGCCCCATGAGATACACGAACGGGCCAGTGATGGGGGTCGCAACCACTTCTTCCACAGAGCAAGCACTCCCAGCTTCGAGTGAGTCTCCTGTTGCGGATGGACTTGTGCCCATTAGCACGACTCATTGACGTTTTCGATGAAGTCACGGATGGTGGCTTGCAATTCTTTGTACCCCCACCTTACGTCCTCAACCTCCACCTTCAGCCGGGCCACCTCCGCCTCCAGCTCCTTTACATACCCTACCTCTATCGTATTCTCGTCCTGGTGGTAGTCATTCCAGAACCACTTCGAGTTCTCACTCATCCCGAGCCACCTCGGCCCTGGCGGACGCTATGTATGCCTTCCTAAGCGCATCAATATGGACCCACTCCAGAAACTTCTCCCGACTGGCTGGCGTCAGCTTCATAGCATTCACATCATCCAATGTAATCCTTTCCCCCATTCTTCGCCCCCTTTGCGCCGTCGTTGCCCAGCGTTTTCTTGAACATGTTTCCACCAGCTACGTGGTACACGACGACGCCCTCTGGGTTCATGAAGGTGGGATGGGCGACGGCGGCACTGCCCTGCGCCTCAAGACTGTCCAGCACGCACTCCACCACCTCCAGATTGAAGGGACCCCTGTACAGCAGTGGCACGAGGTTCACACACGGCGGCAGTACCTCCTGATATTTCTCTTGTGTTGGGTCGCCAGTGATGATGCGCTGAGGCTCGGTGCCATGCTCACACCACCGGATGACGTTGAACATGGAGAACTCCTTGTGTCCCAGGCCATAGTTCCTGTTGATGCCCAGTCCCCACCACTCACCGAAGTGGTGGCCACGTCCCAGCGTTTGCAGCTCTTCCTTGTGCTCGTAGGCCCACTTCGCGAAGCCCATGTTGTCGTTGCCCGGGGCGATCCAGCGTTTTCTACTGCCGACGAGGAACTCCCCGTCGTCCCCGTTGTATATCTGTGCGTTCGTGCCGTCTATCTTCTCGGTGATAATCATGTCCCGAGACAATCTCGGAATCTTGCCAAAGGAAACAAACGGCGTCTCCACTGACAACGCGCCGTGTTCTGCAAAGTTCACCATCACTCATCCTCACCTATGTCTATCTTGTCAAACAAACTGTTCCATAAATAACGCTCACGAGCTATGACATACTCTGTTAGGGCTTGGTCTATACGGAGAGGCGTGGGTAGGCCAACACTTCCACCCTGGGGTGCTCTCTGTCCAGCTCGAAGTCCATGATCCGCACCAGCATCCACTTGTCGTCCTCGCATACCTTACCCTCCAGGGCATCGCATAGCAGCTTGGTAAGATTGTGTGCATCTCGCCTTCTCCTGTCGGGCCAGTAAACCCGCATCTCAACGATGGCCTTCTCATCCAGACAGAACCACCCGCACTCATCCATAGCATCCAGCGCCTTGTCCCCGGCGTACTCCATCCACGCCTGAGCCCTGTCCGTCAGCACATTCATCACGCGCCTGCACTTCTTCCCGTTCTTGTAGTAGGTCTTGGTGCGACGAACATAGATGTGGTTAGATGAGGGGGGCAGTGTGAGTGTCACCTTGTAGACGGGTTTCACGGCCATCTGGAAATGTTGATACCACCCCACAGCTGCCGGGTCGCGTCCATGTACGAGGAACCCTGCTCCCAGAATGGGGAGGGCGGCGGTGCCGTTGGTGCGCACACCGTCTGCTTGTCTAGCTGCTCTTGCAGCTCGGCAATGCGAGCGTTCTTCATGTAAACCGCCAGCTCGGCCATGTCCCACCCGACCTGTAGCCTTCGATTCTCTGCCTCTAACTCCTCCGTGTAGGGCTTGTACTCTTTGACGCGCCAGTCGCCCTTGTATGGAAACTTTCTCATGAGTGCTCCTCGTTTCTGGGAACAAAATAGATTTCGCGCGGCTCATCCATCTCCCTAAGCATTCTCCGGGCCTTACGGTAGGCCCCCCAACGGGTCTGGGTGAGTGCTATGGGTCCATAGGGCCAGTCAATGTGGACCGCCCATCGGGTTATCAACAAGTACTCGGTACGAAATATCTCTACCTTGTGATCGCTCATACCTACACCTTCAACTGGAAACCACAGGCTGTACACCTGTAGGTGCTGCCGGTGGGGCTAGCTACGGGCATGTAGTGGAAATCGTGCCCCTTGCACTTCGGACACTTCAGATAGCGCACTGCTTTCTTCGCCTTCATCCCTCGTCCTCCAATTCTCCGTGCCTACAGCGGTCGCAACTACCGTGGTGCTCGTTATCTCTCAGCTCTCGGTGGCACATCCAGCATAGCTGGTCTAGACACTGCTCCTCAAGCTGTTCTATGCGTTCCTCCAGCGTTAGCTTCTTCATATCTACTCCTCGTATCTTTGAAACTGAGGCATCCACACGAGGTCAACTGCCCCGAGGGGACCGTTCCTATTCTTGGCAATGTCTACCGTTACGAACCTCTGCCCGTTGTCCTCTTTCGGCCACGAGAGAAGCCATACACAATCGGCGTCCTGTTCCAGGCTACCCGACTCCTTCAGTTGACTGATGTCAACCTTGGTGCCGTCGAAGGTGGAGACTCGATTCAGTTGCGAGAGTGCCATGATGGCAATGCCGCACTCCATGGCGAGCCCCTTCAACTCTCTTGACATCTCGCTGACTTCCTCACGCCTGTTCTCGCAACGTGTACCCATTCTCATCAGCTGTAGGTAGTCCACCACCACCAGCTTCACATCATGAGACTTCACGTACTTCCTCACCTTGCTCTTCAGGGACAGGAGGGTCATGGACGTGTTGTCAATGAACTGCAAGTTCAGCTCCTCTATCTCGGCCTGCGCCCTGTACAGACTCGCTAGCTCATCCGGAGTGAGACTCCTCTCCCGTATGTGTGTAAGTGATGTGCACGACACGTTGGCAAGCAGGCGCTCCATAAGTTCTTCCGCCCGCATCTCCATCGAGAAGAATAGTACCGCGTCATTCTTACTGACACGGTGCGCCACGGATAGTCCGATGCAAGTCTTTCCGACGCCCGGACGTGCACCGATAATAGTAAGCGCGCCGGCGTGTAGACCCTGAGCGTACTGGTCAATGCTCCTGAATCCCGTGCTGACCATTTCGGGCTTGACACCGGACTCAATGTTTGCAAGGACCGAACGACCCAGACTTCCCGCACCGTGTACGTCGCGAGCGGACTGTGGTCGAAGACCCATGAGCTTGTGCTCGGCTGCGTCGATGAGCTTGCTTGTCTCAACATTGCTATCTTCATATCCCATCTCCGCTATTTCCTGGCCCACCCTCACGAGAGAGCGTGCCACTGCATCACCGTGGACAATTGCGGCATAGTGCTGACAATTGGCTGCCGATGGGCAGCACTCCTCAAGCGCCCAGATGAGGTCGTGGTCGTCTGGGTGTAGAGCGGCGAGAGTTACAACGTCCACACTGGACTCATCATCCACCCACATCTTCAGCATCTGTGCGTACAGGTTACCGTGCTTCTCTGTGTAGAAGTCAGCGGAATCCACCAGTTCCTGTACTGCCGGTATAACCGTCGAGGGGCTCTGAAGCATGGCCCCCAACAGCGACTGCTCCGCGTCCTTGTTCTGTGGCGGAGTGTGCATCACAGTCAAGACTCATCACCACAGGCGAACCACTTTTCCAGTCGGACATCAGACCTCAGGGCGTGATACTCGACACGTAGGTCATCATGCTCCATCTGCAATTCCTCCAGCTGAGCCTCGACCAGACGCCTTGTCGTAGAGAGAATCTCACTCTGCTTCAACAGTTCGGCGCCCCACGCCTCCAGGTCCTCGATGTACTCCATAATCCCACCACTCTCAGTGGTGTTGAACGTCTTTGCTATCAGCCAAAATACATGCTCGTGGTCGTAAACGACGCTCATGACTGCTCCCTCTCGGCCCAGCGTTTCATGCAGAGGTCATAGTCGTTGGGGAGAATGTTGTCAAACCACTCCTCTACGAATATCAGCTTCAGCTTGACTCGCATCAGCTCATCCTTGGTTTTGTTGTGGTCGTCTATCTCGCGCCGGTAGCAGATGTCTAGTTCCTCGATAGTGGCCTCGGCCTGCTCCAAGTCGTGCCGAAAGGTCGCGTTCACAGCGTTCACAAGCCATAGCTCGGCCTCCAGCTCGGCAAGGGCGTCGTCGGCATATAGAACGGCGTGGTACCCCGAGCAAAGCTCCTGTTGTATGCGCGTTCTGGCTTGCCGATAAGTATCGACTGCGCTCCTGGTGTCCTTCGTCATGCGCTCACCAGCGTAGGGTGAGCGGGCTCCGATTTACGCGAGCGACTCCACGCGCCACACTCATTGCACACATAGCGTTGATAGGTACAGGTTGCCGTGTGGGCGAATCCCCTGCGCTGTAGAGACTTACCTACAGAGCCGCACCTTGGGCAGGCATCCTCTTCTCCAACCAGACCCCCGAGATTCGGGTGTGAGGTAATAAAGGGACGCAGTAGACCGTACAGTTCTGACAGCAACATCACGTCCTGGTTGTTGTACCTCTTCATCTTCCCCCACGCACTCATGTCTCCGTCTACGCAATCGCGCCACAGCTTGCCATGTGTATCCTTTGGCTTGCTCCCAAGTTCGAGCTTCTCACAAAGGTCGTTCAGGGAGTTGGACGCCATCCTAAAATATCTTCTAGCAGACATGAGGGTGTCCACGCTCTTGTACGGGGAGGGAGGACCAAAGTTGTGCGCAAGGAATCTTGCGGTGGCTATGCGGTTGTCAAACCTGTTGGCGTTGTGCGCCACCACAATGTCCGCCTCGTCCATCAGTTCCCACAAATCGGACACAACGGAGGAATCATCGTAGGGGTAGAGTTCGTACAGGTTGGAATAGTCGGGCTGGGCCACGTTTCTTATCTTCCTGTCGCCATACCACTGGTACGAGAAGCACATAATGTATGAGTCTCGCTCAATGCGGATGATGTTTGTGTCCCACATCTTGTAGGTCCACCCCAGAATGGGGGTAACCTCCAAGTCGTAGAGTAATATCTTGGGGGTCGTCATTCACTCACACTCCCTTGAAGACTTGATTGGTCTTGCTCGCGGCATACTTGCTCAGAACATCCCAGTCGGCAGCCTTCTTCACTACCCATGGAGAGTTCTTGTCACTCCTTACCGCCCACACCGACTTGCTCATGCTCTGCTCACAGGTCCAGGCGTAGTCGCACCTGCTACAGTGCCAGTCGGGCTCGTATGTTAGCTCCTTCGCCCAACTTCTCTCCACCAAAACATGCTCCAGTCTGTCTGGTATGGTGGGTAGTGCGGTACGCATGGCATCCATCTCGTCCATGAGGGCACAGCTGCGCTCCCAGGGCATACGGACATCCTGCTCAACTGGAGTGTTCATGCCACCCCTGTCTAGATAGAGGAGCAAGGGACAGGTGTCCAGTCCCCACTCTTCCGCACAGTAGTGGTCGTAGATGTCGCCCTGGTGGCGGTGCTGCGGGTAGAAGATTTCATGCTTGAATGCACCAGGGTACAGGCTCTTTACCTCAATCACCCGCATGCCCCCATACGCCGCAATGATGTCCCCGCGACCACCCCAGTTCACACGATCGTACATATCCACCGGGAACTGATAGGCGATGCCAAGGTCCGCGCTCTTGAGGGCCTTCCACAGCGTAGCTTCCAAGTGCTCTGCAATGTCGAACATGATCTGTTTATTGATGAGGGTCTGGTCGGACACGGGGTCCTTCGTGGTTTCCAGCAGCCGGTAGGCCACCTGGCGTGGACACTTGCCCACGTCGCTAACAAAGAGGCGAAGGGGATCGCGTTCCTTGTGCTCGCCCTTCACATGCTTGGCATACATCTCTCCGAGATTCAACTCATCCCCCTCGCGCCGTGTCGAAGTGGCCATAATCTGGATAGGAACATCTGCAATGACTGCGCCCCTCGCGTAGCTGCGCCTTCAGGGCTGCCAACTCCTCGAACTCCTCCCAGTACAGGTCGCGCCACTTGTCGCTGATCTTCTTGGTGTCTGCCAACTCGGCCTCTAGCCGGTGGATTGTCCTGTACCAACCGTCACGCTGGCCCATGAGATCGTCCCGCTCAGCCAGCGCCTCCTTGCGAGCCACGTTGTAGAGTCGAGCGTCTTCTCTTTCCTGCACCAGCTCGACTTGCAAGGTGTTCGCGGCCATTTCGGCCGTGTTGCAGTTGTCAGACGAGATGTTGGCATCGCGGCGGGCCTCGTCACGTTCAAACATGGCCTGTTCAGCTCTCGCCCACTCGTCCCCCACCTCGTCTTTCAGCGTGGCAATCTGTGCGTCTTTCTGCTGCTCCCTGTCGCCCGGATAGGAGTCGGTGAAAATGCCCATCACTTCTTCCCCCATCGCGACTTCTTCTTTTTCTTCGCGGGCTTGGGAAATGCGAGGTCAGAAGAGGTGTAATCCATCTTTCCCTTGCCCTCCTTTGCCTTTTTTGGGAAGAGGGCAGGCAGGTTGCGTATGTCCAGCGGGTCCTTGGGTAGCTTCAGGTTCTTCATCAAAAGCTGTTGTCGAATTCATCAACCGGCGCGCTTCCTGCACCAGCCACGTCACTGACATTCCCTTTAGAATCCACGAACTTCAGGACCACCTCTGCCAGCACCGGGAAGGTGACAGCGAACTCGTCCAGATTGATGGCTCCGCCACCCTGCATGCAGTTGGCATAAATGGTGCCGGCACAGTTGGCCGCCGTCTGACGCTTGCTGGTTTCGGTGTCAAAGTCCTTACTCACGTTACCTCCTGAAGCCTGATTGCCGCCGCCCTGATAGGCGGCCTTGTCTGGCCACGTGTTGTCGCCGTCCTCTGGCTGCCAGGGGCGGGCGCGGTTCACGTACTTGCTTCCGTACTTGTGGTCGCCCGTGGGGGCCGTCTCTGCGTAGTCGATCTTGTAACGCTCGCCAGCAGCGAGGTCCGCAATAAGCTCCTGCTTATTACAGTTCCAATTCTTCTGAGCCGAGCACTTGAAGTGGATGTACCCAGCCTCGCGCTTGTCGATGTTGGCGATTTTGATAACTGCGAATGGCATCTATTCCTCCTCGTATCTGTCTTCGTACTCTAGCTTGGGCTGACAATTGGGGCAGTTCAAAAAGCACGCCGCCTCTAGGGTGGAGAATCTGTGCTTCTCATCAAGAAATACAGACATGTAACCCGGATACCGGGTCATGGGTGTACGGCAATACGGGCACTTCGTAGCGACGTTAGTGGGCTGGACTGTCATGGGCCTCCTTGGGTAAGGTGGGTGGGGTGGCGGCAAAGGTCAGGAAGTCGCAGCTAGGCAGTCTCCGCTCCAACGCCAACACCCCACAAGATCGACCCCCGACCCGCTGGCTTCTAGGGAAGCTACCCCGAGGCGGCGGCCGATGTAATCAGTCTAGCACCGTCGCCGGGGCTGACAAGGGGTCGAGGGAAAAACTTTCGTCTTTATTGAAAAAGCTCTGCTCTTGATCTATTCTACATCCCATAAGAAAGAGATAAGAACAAGAGCAAGAGCAGAGAACAGTGGTTAAGGGCAGGGGCTACCGCGCCAGCCCCGGTAGGCGATTAGAATTGTCCTGCGCTCCTACGCCTTGGCGCTGAGAATCTCAATGAACTTATCCAGAGCAGAGCGGAAACCCATGGCCAAGGCTCCTATCTGAACAATCAGAAGGGCCAGGTGATCCGGGTTCGGTAGGACCTTCTCGTAGGCCAGCACACCGTAGACAATGGACGCCACGGCAATGATGTAGGTCTTTTTGCCAGATAGATAGCTTGTAATAGCCTTCATACTTCACCTCCCTCTACATCTTCCATGTTCTGTAGGTCAACTTGGGTAGCAAACCAGTTCATTTTTGCTGTTTCAAGCGTGCCTATGATGATATCGTTTCTATCCAGAGTGGTGAGTACTGTCTGATCGTCATCTACCATGTTCA